GCGCACCTCCGCGTCGGGCTGCGAGAGCTCGTGCGTGACGCGCTCGACGCGCTTGACGACGCCGTTCTCGTCCATGTCGGCGGTGACGGTGCGGTAGACGCCGCCGCCAGCGTCCGAGCAGCTGAGACCGTTCAGGACGTCGCTCGCGGACCCGCCGGAGTGGAGCGTCACGGCGTCGTGCTCGTGGCTGAACACCGTCTTCGCGCAGCGCGCCGAGTCGGGCGTCGCCGCAGCCTCCACGTTCGTGACCGTGTTGTTGAACAGGCGCCCCGGCGTGCTCTCGACGACGACGGTCTGACCGACGGCGAGCCCCTCCGTCGGCGCCGGCGCCGCCTGGTTGGCATCATGCACGACCGTGCGCACCGCGCGGGACGTGCGCGAGACCTCCCTGCGGGACCCCGCGACCGGGCGCTCCGTCTCGGTCTTCACGGTGTTGCGATACGTCCCGTCGGGCTGAAGCTCCGACGCATGGGTGACGATGACCCCGTCGGACGCGTCAGGGGCGTCGCCGAGCGAACCGTCGTTGCCGGAAGTCACTACGCTGCGGTCCGACTCGAACTGGGTGTTCCGCGTCTCGGTCTGCGCCGTGACCGGCTTCAGCCAGGTTCTCGTCACGCTGAGACGCACGGTGCAGTCGTCGTTCTCGGAGACCTGCTCGACCTTGGTCTCGACGCGGCGGCCGTCGACATCGCCGACACCCGCCGCGATTCCCGCGATGGGGTTCCAGGAGCTGTCGCAGAACACGCCATCGTCCCTGACGTACACGTTGTCCCACGTCTCCACGCTGACCTGCCTGTACGCGTTGTCCTCCTGCGTCACGGGCCCCACGTGCTGCGTGATGGCGACACGCTTCACGAGGGCGTAGTCGAACGATCCGTCCTCGTTCCTGTGGACCTGCGCCACCTGGTACGTGACGCCCATGCCGCCCTGCGGGAGCTCCTCCACCGAAGCGGCGTCCCACACGTACCGCGACACGACTTCCTCGGAGCACGATGACGACGTGCCGACCGTGTACACGTCGTCGGAGTCGGCTTCGACGAGATCCTGCACAAGGGTGTACGTGGCGTCCCCGACGCTTGCGCCCTTGGCGCCGACCGCAGCCTGCTGGGAGTCCCTCTGCCACATGGTCAGGGTGGGCCGGTACGTCACGCCGAAATCGACGCCATTGGCGATCACCCCGGAATAGGGCGCCTTCGAGATGAGATAGTCGACCGCGGGACGCACGAACGCCCACGGGATGCCTTCGACGAAACGGCGAAGCCGCGATGGAATCTCTCGCGACGAACCGTCGCGGAGCACACGCGAGCGCCGGGCGAATATCTGCACCCGCCACTTGCCCTCGACCGAATCGACCCAGGCCTTGGCCCCAGCCGCAACCTCCTGGTCATCCGGATAGCCTGATCTTGAGACTCCGTCCATATGCGGCGAATTATACCACAATGCGCCGAACGGTTCAACCCTCCGGGGAGTAGCCCGCCTCTCCGTCGAGCGGATCGCTTCCCCACGACTCATCGCGGACGACGTTGACGCGGGGCTTCACGGGGGCCGTCGATACGAGCGCCTCGGGGGCGACGGGCGGGACATCGCCGAACGGAAGTATGCCGAGACGCTCCTTGATGACGAGCGCGGCGAGCGCACATGCGTCCGTCTCGTCCGGCGACTTCCCGAACCTCGCCTTGAACGTCTTCTTGGACTCGAGCCGGAGCGGGCTCATCACGGTGCCCGTCCCCTCGTGCATCGCGAACCTGCGCGTGACGAGCCCGCGCAGCGCCTCCGGCGGAAGCCCCCTCACCATGCCGGCGCGGCAGAACTCCGCGAGGACGCACCACGACTCGGTGCCGCGGTCGTACACGACCTGCTTCGCGGGCCTCGGGTCCTTCGCGCGCAGCGGCTGCTCGGAGGCGCGCTCCGCGTTGTTCACGCCGAGGCAGTCGGCGCCGGCGAATATGAGAAGGCTGTCCGCGAGCCCCTGGTTCGCGGACGAGTCCACCGCGGTGTTCCGGAACGACGCTTCGCCCGGACGCCTCATCGCGTCGATGGTGAAGTCCATCATCTGCTGCATCGGGGGCCTCGGGTCGTTCGCCTTTATGGGTATCTTCGCGAGCCCGTCGGTGAAGTCGAGGAACGCATGCCCGTACATGTCCCGCCTCACCGTGCACTTCGCGCGCACGGCGCCGTCGCCTCCCTCCGTCCACGCCGGGTCGATGCCCGCCGCGACGTCGACGACGCCGTACGGGTCGGGGACGATGCGCTCCGTCACGCGGTTCTGGGCGGCCGTCCTCGGGTCGAGGACGGTGGGGACGTTGGACGCGACGGGGACGGGGAACCCGCGCACCATCTGCCAGTACATCGGGGCGTCGGCGTTGCCGTCGCAGTCCGCGAGGTTCTGGTCCACGACCTCCTTCGTGATGAGAAACGGGTACTCCCCCGCGGTTTCGGGCTTCACGACCGTCACGCACTTGAGCCCGTCGTGGTGCCGGACGAGAAAGCCGCGCGTCGACGTCCAGAGACCCGTGTCCACGTTCACGGACGAGGGTCCCCCGGGCGGTATGCAGTACTGGCATGACTCGTCCTCCCACGAACCCGGGTTGGCGAGGGCGAAGAACCTGAAGTCCACCGCGCCGACACGCAGGTTCTGCATCGCCTTCCTGATGTTGTCGTGGTGCGTGATGGTGGCAAGCTCGTCGATGACAAGCCGCACGTACTTCGCGTGCGCGCCCTGGAGCTTGCCCGAATCCTCGCTGTCGTTCACCGCGACACCGACGATCCCGGCCTTTTCGCCGACCGACTCGGGGGAATCGGTGTCGTCGTCGTTGAGGACCGCATAGCCCGACTTGGAAATCTTGCCGGGAATGGCGAATCCGAGCTTGTTGTGCTTGAGGGCCGCGAGGTACGTGATGACCGCATTCCACGAGCGCGACTTGAGCGACTGCTTGTCGGTGGAGCCGAGCCGGACGACGGTGTCGTACGGATCGGTCATCCAGTCGAGAAGCATAAGGAGCCCGTAGTCGTTCGACTTGCCGCATGAAGCGCAACCCCACGTGATGCAGCCCTTCTCGGCCATCACCCAGTCGTGAAAATGCTCCTCCGTCCAGGGCGGGACCTTGAAGTACTGCTCCGGTATGAGCGCCTTGGCGACGTCGAGCAGGGGGACCCAGGGATCCCGGAACTCGACACCGCGCTCCGACTTGAGCTGGCGCCACTTCTTCCCGATGGTCATCCCGATCAGCGGGTCGGGCATCTCGGACGGCCAGTCGGCACCATATCTCGTCTTGTACGTCACTCGGACCTTTCGCGCCTCGTGAACCGGAAGAACATGGACGGGTTGGCCTCGACCCACCTGAGCGTCCCCTGCAGCTCCACGGTCCCGCCGCCCGCCCTGAGCGCACCGGACCCTCCGAGGAAATCCCCGCCCAGCCCGGCCATGGACACGTCGGGCCGGAGCCCGTCTGCCATGACGACCGTGCCCCGCCCGCCCATGTGCACGAACGACCCCCTGCGCGCCGGGGCCACGAGGGGGACATGCGCGAACTCAGCGTCGACATGGACCCGCCTCAGATGCCTGACGCCCCCAGCATCGTAGGCCGGATCGACCTCCGTGACGGTAAGCGACGACGCCTCCACGGAGCAGTCGGCTATGACGGCGCTGACCTTCATCGGAGCGGGGCCGACATCAATGAGATAATGACGGTGAAGCTCTGCGTGCACGGTCCGCTTCCCGGTGTCCCCCGGCTTGGCATAAAGCCCGCCGACCACCCCAAGGGCATTGTCAAACTGAGCCTTGGCGGACAGGAACCCGTCGACATCCGGAGTGTACGTCGTGCTGCTGTGGGACCGTCTGCCGTCATACGCATCGCCTTCGGAATAGTAGCCGCAGCTGTACAAGTCATCAAAGAAACTCCCGCCGTCAGGGCTCGGAAAATAGGCCCCGGACTCCTCCGCCCTCGGGTCGCACGGATTGTCGCACGTAAACGAATACTCGCTTTTCATCTGTCCGCTCCTCGCCGGGGAATGCCAGTCCGCGCCCAACGCATACGGTATCGCGGGGGCCCGGTACCCGCCTTTCACCCTGTACACGCGGAACGACCCTATGACGCCGGTTATCTCGACATCGGACGGAACGAGCAGATCGAACGATGCGTGCAGCGTCGTCTCGGCCGTCTGTGCGGTCATGCCCTCGGCGCTGACGAACACGTCATGCCCGGAGAAGAAATACCTGCCGAACGCAGGGTTCTGGACAACGCGGGGGGTGACGCTCGCCCTGTACTTTTCGCTCCCCTCGTAGCTCTGCTTTCGAAGCATCGGCACGTGGATGGACGGCACATCGCCGGAGCCGCTGTAGTCCGGGTCGCCAACCCATACTTCGGAGAAGCAGCCGTTGAACCTGAGGCTCTCGGTCCGGTTCTCCTCCTGGTAGCTGTACGCCCCGCCGCTGGACTGCCCGAGATAGACGCACTCCATGGAGCCGTTGTACCCGGAATGCACGTCGTACACGAACGCAAGGGGCCGCCCGCAGCGGCTGAACGGTCTACCATGCCCGGGGTCGTCCACCGTGGACATGTCCTCGAACAGCAGCGCCTGGACGATGTCCGTCAAGCGGGCCTTCAGCGACGCGACGGCGGACGCGCCCCGCGCGTCATGGACGTACAGATCGCCCGCCGCGGCCGGGTCTCCGCACGCGAACTCGGCGTCCGACATGCTGTGGCTGCCGCCTGCCGCGTCGCTGAGCGAAAGCCCCGCAACGGGGTCCACCTCGAAGAAGGTGTCAGTCCCGGGCGCGGATGCGGCGTCCAGCTCCTTCAGCCCGACGACGGTCGGAAGGCGTACCCAGCTGAAGTCGGGGTGCTCGGCGGGGCCAAACCCGTAGGCGGCGGTGGCCGAGGACACCGTGGTCGTGTAGTTGTGGACGGAACGTTCCCAGTACCGGGCCTCGTCGACAGTCTCCTCCACCGGGAGGAGCGTAAGCGTCTCTTCGGCCGATGGGGCGAGCGCGGCGCCGTCGCCGATGCTGGGGTCGTTGGGATCCGACACCAGATGCAGAAAGGCGTCCGATGCGCTTCCGAAGGCGTCGATGCCGGTGCGCCTCACGGAGCCCTGGCACCACCGTCCGACATCCGTCATGGCGGACGCGAACGGAAGGCCGCGCACAAGGGTCCCGCCGGATGCGCCGTAGCCGGGGCGCGGAAGCGCCTCGGATATTTCGGACCGGCAGGCGGCGGTCATCCACGCGTCGCGCGGAGCCACCGCCGAACGCAGCCTCAGCCCGAGCTCGGTGACGCCGGTGGCGACGTCGAAATCGGAGTCGCTGCCGAGCCCGTCGACCCTCTGGACATGGCCCCCCGGGCCACATGCGCAGTGATGGAACGGCACGTCAAGCTCCACGTCGGCGGACGCCACGACCTGACATGCGCCCGCGAGGGAGGCGAACCTCTCGGGGTCTATCCACCTCTCGGCGGTGCACAGGTCCGACCACGCGGCGACGGCGGCGACATCGCCGCCGGGACGGGGCATGCCGGAGCCCGCGTCGAAGAACGCGGCGCGCGGATCGACCTTGGCCACGAACCCCCCGGCGCCGGCTTCGCCGCGGATGACGCGGCCCGCGGCGACGGCGTCCGCGAGGAGCATGAAGTCCTCGATGTGCAGGTCCGTCGCGGACCCGCCCGGGGACCTGGACGTCAGGGGCAGGGCGAGCTTCGCGGGGTCCGCCAGGGACATCTCCACGAACTCGAGCCCGCCCGCCGGTGCGCCCAGCCTACGAACGCCACGCGGCATATGCCTTCTCGAACGCCTCGACCGCCCTGGCGACCTCGCCGGCCTCGACCTTGCCGTCCTCAAAGGTGACGACGAACGTCTCGACCGCGGCCACGGTCGGATCGAAGTAGTCGAGCCACTGGTTCGGGACGTACACCCTGTACTTCTTCAGGTAGTACAGGACGTCCATCGCGATCCTGTAGCCCTTGGCCACGCGGTCAGCGGTGACTCCGTCCTGGAGAAACCCGTTGAAGTAGGACAGGACGAACGATATGACGCCGTCCCACCCCGCGAACGCGAACACCAGCCTTGCCGCTATCTTGCTCCACCAATTCATTCCACTGTCTCCTCTCTACTCTACCAGACCAAGCGCACCGGACAGAGCAGCCCCGTACATGAACTGATCCCCGAACGCCTTGTTCGTGACGTACGCGAAGCCGCCGTGGCCCCAGTCCGCACCCCACGAGTTCAAGATGACCACGCCGCCCTCGTCGTACCCGCAGACGGTGACGGCATGCCCGCCCTGCGTCTCCCCCTCCCCGAAGACCACGCCCTTCCTGGGCGAGAACCAGTCGGAGGTTATGTTGAACCCCGCTATGCAGACCCCCTGCCTGTGCACGGCGTACTTGAGGTCGCGCAGCGTGTCGAACGTCTTCACGGACATGGCCGGAAGATGCCCCTTCGCCATAAGCGCCCTGAGCGTGCACTCGAGATACGTGCCGTCGGTGTCCGGCGACCCGTCCACCGTCTTGGCGTACGCATAGAGCGGCGCGGGGTCGATGTCCCTGCGGTACCCGTCGATCCGCCAGCGGATGTTCTCCGCGTAGGACGAGGCGGCGTACGCGGCGCACCACGGCTTCGCGCCCTGGTTCTCGACCGGCGTGCAGTAGCCGGTCAGGATGAGCTCCTTCGGTCCCTGGAACTTCGCGGGGGCCTTCAGCATGCCGGACTTCGCGAGCCGCTTCGGCCGGAGCAGCGCTCCCGGCACGAACATCTTGGCGAACCTCTGCATTTGATTCATCTTACGTCTCCTTCCGCAAAAATCATTTCCACCAGCGCTCGATCTCGGGAAACCCGGTGCCGGACGGCTCCGGCGCCGACGCGCAGCCCGCGAGCGCCGCGAGCGCAAAAACCAGAAGAAACGCCCGCTGTGCCGCTCCCGCAAAGAAGCCCCGGGCAAGGCCCTTGAGGCCGAGAAGTCGTCCCTCGAAAGGTGACGGTGCGGTCCTGGCGGGCGGAAAGCGCATCACTTGGCACCTCCCGTGACCGTGTGCGAGAGGCCCTCGCGGACGCTCGCCGCGCCCTCGGGCCCGGTCTTCACGTAGATGACGGCCCACGCGAGGATCACAACAAGTATGAAATAGCGTATCGACTCCGACGAGAGGAGCGCCTCGAAGAAGGTGGGCTTCGGGGCGGGAGGCGCGGGAGGTGCGGGAGGCGCCGGCTGCCTCGCGGGGCACTGGGCGCACAGGGTCTGGTGCCTGCGGTCGACGAGGCCCTCGAGCCTCTCGACGGTCCAGAGGTTGTCCTTGATCTGCTCGAGCTGCGCGTAGACCTTGGTCTGCGAGCGCAGTATGGCGGCGGACACCCTGTTGTGCATCATGCTGTCGGCCTCGCCGCGCTCGAGCGCCGCGATGATCGCCTCCGTCTGGCTGTCCGCCATGATGTCCACCGCCACGTCCCCTCTTTCAGTCCAGGTGTCCCGTCTCGAGGAGCCGGATGAACCTGTCCGCCTCCGACTTCTCCACGCTCGCGCCGATCGCGTCGACGCGCAGCTCGCCAGCGGCCTGGAAGCCGCCCTCGACGCACGCCCTGAGCTGGTCGACGTCCACGGCCCACGCGGGGTCCTTGGCGTCCTTCTGGCGGTCGTCCACGACGACCCCGAGGACCTTCATGGTCTCGAACGGCCCCGTGCCGGGGAACAGCCCGATCTTTCCGGACCCGAGCGCGAACCCGAGCTTGAACTTGGTCGAGAGCTCCTTGGCCCCGGCCAAGAGCGCGCCCTTCACGAAGAGGACCGCGCTTTCGTTGAACTTGTCCAAACCTATCTTCATCTCACATCCTCCAAACCAATCGGGACGGGGGCTCTCCCTCCCCGTCCCCGCCGCTTTACGCGGTCTCCTTCTGGGCGTCCAGCACCGCGGCCACGACGGCCGCGATGGTCGCGGCGTCGGTTCCGCCCTGCGCGGCAGCCGGCGCGGGGGCCGGCGCCACCACGGCCGGGCCCCAGCCCGGGCTCACGTTCCCGTTGGGGATCGTGAGGCGCGTCATGGAGCGGATCTCGTCCACCTGGCGCTGCAGGCAGTCGATCCTGCCCTGCTGCGTCGCGTTCCACACGGACTGCTGTGCGTTCAGCGTGTTCGTGTAGAGCTGGGACTTCAGCCCCTGGTTCTCTGTCGTGAGGTTGAGGACCTCACGCGTCACCGGCGCCGCCGGCCCAACGGGCGGCGGAAGCGGTGCGCCGCCAAGCAGCCCGCCGAGCAGGCCGCCTGGTCCGGAGACGGCCTTGAGGGCCATCGCCGACGTCACGCCCGCGAGCCAGTACAGCGGGCCCTTGAGCCCGCCGCCGTCGTAGGCGCCCGTATCTCTGTCTTCCTTCATTCGGATTTCTCCTTCCTTTGTCAAGCCCCGCACGGAAGGGCACGCGCCCTCCTGCGCACGGGGAATCCCTCTACTTGACGGGGGAAGGCTCCGCAGAGGCGCTCGCCGCGTCCGCGCCGGACGCCTCTGCGTGGTCTTCCTTCGTCTCCCCGGCCTCGCGCGCGATCAGCGCCTCGACCTTCCCGATGGCTGCGGCCGAGTCCTGCTCGCAGTACCCGTGCACCCACATCGCCGCGGCCATGACGGCCCCCGAGAACTCGCCTTCGCGGTTCGCGTGGTCCTTCACGTAGTCCACGGCCCTCATCATACCCTCCCACGAGTCGTCCACGTCAGGGACGCCCATGGCGCGCATGCACTTCACCGCCGAACAGCGGAAACGTGCGTACGACTCGGCCTCCACGGCCTCCTTCGTCTTGTCTGTCATTCTTCCTTTCCGGCGGGACACCGCGCCCCGCCTTTTCGGCCCCGTATTATACCACAAACCCCGCGCCGGGAAAAGGGGCCGAAACCCGGCGCGGGAAAATCCACGCCCACCCCGCGCCACGGCAGGATGAACCTCCTTCATGCACATTGTCAGTCTCCCTCCCTGCGCTTCGCCAGGAAGCAGTCGAACGGCAGACACGCCGTGTCGATTACAGCCTCGCAAGCCGCGTCGCACAGGCACAGGCAGCCTACAGGAACCGTGAAGATGTTCGCAAGAATCAACTCCAGATGCGGCGCATCGCTCATCATCTGCGGAAAGGCGACTATCACCGACATACCAGCCGCCGCCCGGGAGCATTGGTACACGGAGCGAATCTCTGGATCCGTCCACGGTGCGCGTTCGTACATGTTCACGCATCCGCAAAGCGCGGACGCGAAAAACAGTATCGTTATGCGGTACGCTTTTTTCACATCTGCGCCTCCGCGAGAATCGACTCGATCTTCTCGTCCGTCCAGCTGAACGGCGCGGCCTTGAGAACCGCTATCATGCCGAGAAGCAACGGCTCGTCGTCCGATATGTCCTCGGCTGTGTAGAGCATGTCGAGGGCGTCCTCGTCCTGCGCGAGAAGCGCGGCGCGGATGTCCTTCCACACGCCCTCCGCCTTGAGTGCCGTTAGTACCTTGTATCGGTTGAACGTCCTCGGCGGCTTCGGCGGCTTCGGCGGCGCGTCCACGAGCACCCATTGCTTGTGCCACTTGCTGTCCTCGCCGAGCGCGTAGCCGCCGTACTCCACGATTTTACCTTCTTGCGGTTCGGGCATTGGCGCGTCCTCGCCCTTGGGGTAGGCATCGCGGAGCGTGGCGTACTGCTCGGCGGAGGGGTTCACGATTGTGCGCCTGTCGAGCGTCACGATGTATCGCGGCTCGGCTGTGAGGACGCGGGTGAGTGCGTTGTAGCGGTAGTATTGCGTTTTAGTTGCCATGTGAAGTCTCCTTATTTGTCGTTTCCGTAGGTGAACGCTCCCGTGCCTTTGTTTCGGAACGGCTCAAGTTCGCCGCTCACGCGGTCGTACATCGCGCCCTCGCTCTGACCGAGTTCGTTCGTGAAGCGCACGGGGATGAGGTCACGAACAAGAACGCCGTTTCTTGTTGCTGAAAATCTCCATATGCGTGTAGAGCTTTTGTAGTCGCCGCTAGAAACAATATTCAGATTGAAAAGATATATTGATTCCGTCGCAGAGAAACTTTGACCGTTCCTTATCTTGGTGCTTGCCAAATAAGCACCGCTACTATCGGCTTGAAACAGGCATTGATTGTTTACGAAATAGCTGTCGGCAACTTGTGTTCTTCCGTTTCCATATGCTACATTCCTAGCATTAGTTCCGTTGCCAGAACCGACAGCGCAATAAGCATTGGCCTCATGAGACCCAAAGCACCATTTATATCTGCTTCCATCCAGCAACGCAAAATCAACTTTCACATCATCGGTACTTGAATTGAATACAAATCCAGTATCAATCCACTGCGTCCCCGTGGATTCGAGGTACTCCACCTCCGCGTCATACGGGAGCTTCGCGCCGCCGCGCCCCAAGAATATCTGCCGAGCCGCCATCATGTCCCGCTACCTCCATTCGGCGCGTAGCCGCCCTCCGTCTCCGTCCACCCACCGACAGCGAACTCGCCCGTGGCGTACTCGCTGATATAGTACACGTTGCGAACGCCCGCCACGCAGGCGAAGTCCGTCTCCGTGTCCGTCCTCGGGTGGAAGTGCGAGTCCCATGTGATTGTAGGCTCCTCGCCCTCCGTGAGCGAAGTGCAGTCGATAACAAGCATCGCGTCACGTGCCTTGCCGGCCGCACCCGCCGGCAGCGCGCCCATCGCAACGGAGAACGCGGCTGAAATCGCCGAAGCTGACGGGAGCGTGGCGACCGTGTACGGAGCGACCGTAAGAGTATTGCCCGGACCTACCGTCGCCGTCTCGAAGCTGTACTTCGGCATCAGCCCAGCAAGGCTCTGATGCTGCGGCGTGAGGTAGTCCCCCTGCGGCTGGAGCGGCTTGTCCGTCTGCGCCCCGAGCGTGTAGCCGATGACGTCCGTGCGGGTGCGGGTCGCGGTAAATTTGTCAGCCGAATCAAATACCAGACTTGTTGCGTTTATGTCAGCCGCATTGGGCATTTCTGCATTTTCGTTTCCGGGAATGCACCACAGTCCATTCTCCCAAGCAATATTCTCCGCGAATCCCGCCGGCTCCGTCACCCACTCGCTGAACGTCGGCGTCTGCGGCGAGTACACGGGCGTCAACTGCTGGTGCCGCGTAACCATCTCCACGGACACGCCCTCCTTCAGGTGCACGACGGCGGTGTCGGACTCCGAACCGTCCTCGACGTACAGCCCGGACGCGTCGGCCTTCTCGGGGTACGGGTCCACGCGGGTCGCTACGACGAGCTGGCCCTCGAGGCCCGTGGCCGGCCAGTGGACGTCGGGCTCCGACGGCATGTAGAAGCTGATCTCCCTCGCGCCGGGGTCGCTGACGTTGAACCCGGCGGCGTCGACGACCACCCAGCCCCACCCGCCCTCACTGAGAGTCCATGAGCTGTGTGGGGACCGCGAAAGCCTGAAGCCGGAGCGGAGCTCCGGGCTGAACCGCCAGCCCACGGAGAGGTACGTCGCGTCGACCTGCGAGACGTACGCGTCGGCGTCGGACATGTCGGAGACGCGCGTGCGGATGTCCGCCGCCGTCGGCAGGCGCGTGCGGGTGGCGGTGACAACTATGCCAGAACTCCCCCCAAGGCTAATCTCAGTGTCATCCTCAGACCCTGCGACATAGAGGAAGAAGTGTGATTCGCTCTCATCGACGAGCACCATCTCCCACCGACCCTGATCCGCAACGTACTCAAGCGGCTCGTGTATCTCGTAGCCTGACGGTATGCCAGAGTACCGCCACTCGGTGAAGCCCGCCTCGGCCTCGGCGCGGGAGAGCGCTGCGTCGGCCCTCGCGCCCTGCGCTCCGGTGGCGTAGCTCCCGGCGGGCTGCGCGCCTATGTCCTCCGGCTTCGTCGGCACCGGCGCGGCGACGCGGTGGCGCGTGGCGCGAATCCGCTCATCTCCGCCTAATATACTAAATCCGAGTCGTGTTGCATTCTCGTCACGGGCATCCGCAAACGGCGACAATACACGAACGCCGCCATCAGAGTTTATTAACGTCATCCGCCATCCGTCGTCGCCGTCGTAGGCAAGCGAAGCCGAAGCAATCTCCTCCTGCACACGCGGATCATCAATGCCCACCCACTCGTCGCCGATATGAAACTTGACCGTCCACTCGCTCCACCAGCCCGCCTCGATCTCCGCCTTCGTCGGGTGCGCGTCAACAGCCGCCTTCACGCCCGCGGAGGACACGAGCCTGTAGCCGAGCTCCATGTCGACGGAGTCGGACGCCGAGAAGTCCATGGGCTCCGGGTCCACGTTGGGGAGCCTCGGGGGCTCGAGGCGCGCGGAGGTCTCCGTCCCGTCCCCGGACCTCGCGCGGAAGAGCACGGCCCCTCCGGCGTCGGACACCTCGACCAGCGCGTCCCTGCCGTCGGCGCCGTCCCTGCCGTCGGCGCCGTCCCTGCCGTTCCGCAGCTTCACGGAGGACCCCTCGAACTCCGGGTCCGTCGAGGAGGAGGAGACGAGGACGTACGCGCCGTCGGAGTCCGAGCCCCCGGAGACGGACACGGACGCGCCGTCGTACACGTACGCCTCGGTGACGGTCCCGTCCCCGGACTCCGCGCGGACGAGCGTGCGGCGGTTCGGGCCCTGGCGCACCACGGACACCAGGGCGTCCCTGCCGTCCTGGCCGGGGAGGAGGTCGGAGGACATCGCGCGGAGTATGACGGGCACCGGGGCGCGGCAGAGGAGCCGCCCGGCGTCGTACACCTCGAGGACGCCCTGCGCCGTCAGGTTGAGCCTCTGCGTCCCGTCCGACCCGGAGCCCTCCGCGTCCGCGTACCACGCGGCCATCTCGGACGTCGAGAGCGACATGGAGCCCTGCACCTCGATGCGGGAGACCCTGGAGAACAGGGTAGCCGTGCGGGAGACGGTCTGCATGGACCCCGAGGGGAGCCGGCGGCGGAGGTACGCGCGCAGCGTGGCCGGATCGGCCCCCTCCGCGAACCTCAGCACCAGCGGGTTGTACACGTCGCCCGCGGCGAACGCGTGCGTCTCGACGAGCCGCACGGACGTGCGGTCCCTCGGGTCAAGCTCTATCGTAAGTCTCATGTGGCGTCCTTGGGAACCTTTCTGCTCTCCGGGCGTGTATTATACCACAGACCGGCGCCGCGTTTCAAGAGGGGAGGGGCAGGATCTCCATGCGGGTATATAGTATGATACCCCTATGCCGCTGGGGCATCCCAGGTAAGGCGTTATCGTCAGTGGATTGTGAGAAACGGGACCTTGCACAGTGTGATGTCCGCACGGTATGCGGCTGCGCCGCCCCGCTGCTCCGCAGCGGGCCGTGCGGACACACGCTGGCATGGCTGCCGCAGCTGCCCGGGTGGGCAGGCGGCAGCCGCCCCCGCGCAGCAGGCATGGGCTGCGCAGGCAAACCAACATGCCACTGAGGTACAGATATGACAGAAGCAAGAAAACAGGCAAAAGCAACCGCAGACGCAATCCAGGCAGCAGCCGACAGGCTGCCACCGGGGACAAGGGCGACGATAAGGTCCGGCTGGAGCAGCGCATCGGCCGGCTACTTCCCCGTAGACGTCACCGTCTACACGTTCGACGCAGGTCCGGCAAGCGTCGAGTTCACGGTGACAGGACAGTCCAGATGCGGACGCTATATCACGGAATACGCAGAAGGCTACACTTCGCTCAACTGGAGCGAGGCGGACTGCATCCATCTCGCAAAGGCTGGGAAGGAGCTTGTCAACGGCATCAACAGGCTCGCCTACGAGATGACGGTCAGGTGACGATTTCGCCCCGACGCTGCCGTGTAGGCGGAAACCGCAAGGCTTCCGTCCGCGTCAGCGCCGAGGCACATACACGGAGAGCAGAAAGGAGTGACATGGAAGGTCGCGACTATCTGCGATCGGCGACGGGCCTCATCTACCGCGCCTGGCTTCTCAGGAAGCGGGGCATGGGAGATGGCGTCCGCCACGCAAACCTGGAGCGGGAGCTCCGGGAGCTCAACGCACGGATGGACAGGGAACTGTTCGGTCGGGCCCGCTGAGCACGCCCTCCCTCCGGGGAGGGTTTCTTTTATTTTTGCGCCTCCGGCCAGGTAATGCGTACCGTCGCTGCCTATCGCCGCCCCTGCCCACCTGGAGAAACGGGTCCCTGCACGGCGGCCGCAGGGGCTGCCGGGCGCCCGACGGAGGCCGAGGTGGCCGAGGCGGGAACGACATCCCTGCATACCAAAGGAACCAAGCAATGAACGACGCAACCAACGCAACCAACGCAACCAACGCAACCAACGCAACCAACGAAGTGACGCAGCCGACGGAGGCAGCCCAGCCGACGCAGCCGACGGAGGCAGCCCAGCCGACGCAGCCGACGCAGCCGACGCAGCCGACGCAGCCGACGCAGCCGGTGGAGGCCAAGCCCGTGAAGACCCGCGGGCGGATGCTCATCCGCTACAAGCTCGAATACGTCTCGGGCAACAACGAGGATGGTCCGTACGAATTTGTCGCCACCCACGTGGTGGTGGGCGACCAGGTCCACGACGTCCGGTTCGACATGCCCGAAGCATGGAACGAAATCGCGATGTCGGCGGCCCCCTCAAGCGAAGTCTGGCTCGCCGGGACGCTGGCGCACCCCAAGAAGCCGTACATGGTCAACGCAGGTACGCCGAAGGCGTACGAACGTCTGGTCATGCGGGGCGCGACGCTCGATGACATCGTTGACACGCGGGGGTCGGCCCTCGCGTTCAAGCGCGGGGCCAGGCTCCCAAGCTGGGACGAGCTCAAGGCGAGGCGCGAGGCAAAGGTCGGCCTCGACGCCAAGACCGACATCAAGGTCGAGAACCTGGCGTAAGCGCCAGGGCAAACCCGTGCACCCCGCGTGCACGGGTGTTTTTGTTTTCAACGAGGGGCTTTGCCCCTCGTGCTCCCCCTTTGAGCCGAGCGTTACCCTGTTTCCAAGGACACCTTGGCTACCGAGTTGTGAACAGCCTGTTGATAACCTGTTCACAACTCGCTATAACTAACAAAAACCGCGTTTTTTGACTCCACGGGGAGGTCGGGGACGAAGGTTATGTCAACTACGCAATGAATAATTTTCTATTTGCGACGCGGTTGGGACGGGGGCAGCGCCCCAAGGTCCCCAATGTTTGCGGTTCTTTCCTCATCATCCGACCCACCACGTTTTATTCTACTATATATTATTTCTTTAGAGTGAAAAAAATAATAATAATATAGTAGGGAAAGGGATAGGGAAAGAAAAAACACTTCTATAGGGAAAAGAAACAAAAAAATCGCGAGACTTTCAGGTTGTCTCATATCTTCCATTTTCAGACCTGACAGAACTGCATCGAAGCAGCTATGACCGATTTTTCGAGGTGCGCGAGTGCGCATCCGGATATTTAGCCCGTTGGCAGAATCCAGCGAGCCAGGTTCAATTATAGGAGACGACACCATGAAGAAAAAATACCGTGTAGGCACCCATGTAGGCCCCGAATACGTCTGGGCGGCAAGCCCCGCCCAGGCGATCCTGCTCGTCGCGCGCCGCCTCTGGGGACGCGGCATGAGGCAGTCCTACGCCGAATGCGTGGAGGGCTGGGATGTCGAAGAGCTGATCTAGGCGCACCGCACGTACCTCTCCGGGAGAACCCCGGCGAGCGGGACGTGGCCGGCGCGGAAGTGCGGAGCGCCGGTTCATACGGCCCGCGCATCGGTCTGGCAATCCCGCCACAGGGGAGCGTCATGCCCCTACGGCCCCCGCGCGCTCCGGTTGGACGTGCGGGGGCCGGAATCATCTTCCATCCGTGGCCGGGTGGACCCCATCCGCAGGGGGTATCCGAAGCGAGTGAAGGGCCGCGGCCCGAGGAACTTCGCGAAACGGGTGCGGAAGTGAGACACGCGGGAACGCCCAAGGCGCCGGCGCGTGCAGATTGTGGAAAGCCCACGGCGCCCCGATGCCTAGCAGGGGTGCACGGGGCGCGGGACGTAGCGCCTCCCGCCGTTCGCACCGCGCCATGCCGATATCACATGGCGCGGTGCGTCTGTAATTTCCTGCCGGAACGGGAAGGAGCCGCTGGCCCTAGGACGGGCCCGGGACGGGTGCGTGAAGCCCGTCCACATCCGATTTCACATGGTCGCATGAACCCTGCCCCGACCGGGCGGGGGCGGGGGCAAAGGTCAGCCCCCGTGTCTTACGGTACGACGCCCGTGGCCGAAAGGACGGGAGAAGCTGGTTCGACTCCGGCATGCGGCCTCCATTTTCATCAACCAGAAAGGAGCATTGCCATGGCAAGACATCCCAAAAGACAGCGCAGGCTGAAGCCGAAACACCGCAGGCCGAAACACCGCAGAGTCTGCACGCCATCGCCGGCGGACCTCGAGTACAGGCTGCTGCGGGAGAGGAAGATCAGGACGGCGAGACGCTGCCTGATCGCATTGACGGCCGCATTGATTGCGGTCAGCGCTGCATTGTGCATTTTCCGGTGAGGCGGGCAGACGCCTTGATGTCCGTTTAATTCGGACTCCGCCGCTACAAGCCGGGAAGAGGTACCGAGTGAAGGAGACCTTGAACGTCCTTCCGTCCCCTGCATAGGGATGATTCTATGCACGTGAGACAATGGTGAGCACGTAGAGGTCTACGACCTGCAAAAACGCCTCCCTGGCCCGGACGAAAAAGGCCAACCGAAAGGATACCCGTGCAAGTCGGGGAGTCGAACGCGATGCCGCGCCACGCTGCTTCGGCGTGAGCGGTACGGTAAGGCGGACAGTACGGGGCCAGTCCCCGGAGCTCTTCCGATTCCGGTGCAACAGTCGCCCAAAGGCGTCCATGGGATGGAATGGCAACCCGGACGGCACGGCATCGCGCTCGCAGACATTTCCGGTGCGGGAGCCTGATGCCCGCGCCCGGCCGCCCGGCCCCGGGGCGACGAAGGGAAGAAGGGGGCAGGACGGCGCACCCAGGTCCGGCAGGAGTGTGGGTGCCGGAAACCTTTAGGCCATCTTTCCTAGGTGGCGGAACCGTTGCCCTCGAGGGGCTCAAGGCAGGTACGTGAAGCCTGGCCACCCTGATTTTTCGTAAACCACAAAAAGGAGAAGCAATGAGCACGAAGAGAATGGAAAGCGCGTCGTTCGACGAGCTCAAGAACTACAAGATAGCCCTGCGCAGGCGGGGATTCAAGGACGGCGTCCGGTACGCCAACGTGTGCGCAGAGATGCGCCGCCGTTTCGGGAGGGACTGAAATGTCCACCGAAACTCTCGGGCCGAAGGCCCTTCTGGGGCAGCTCCGCGACGCGGGGCTGTCGGCTCTTCTGGTGAACCGCATCGGAGAGCTGCTCGCGCTCTTTGGCGGCAACATCCCCCAGTTCTGCGCCGCGACGAAGGCGCAGCTCCTGGCCACGTACAACAAGACGCATCCGGGGACGAGGTCCCTGGGCGCCAAGACGTACGATGCGCACGAGCGTTTCGTGCGGCTGTGGAAGCAGTCGCAGTACGACGCGAGGCAGGTGGCCAGGGAGACCGTGGCGGAGCAGGAGCGCAGGGAGGCCGAGAAGGCCGAGATGCGCGAAGAGCTCCTCGCCCGCAAGGTCGACTTCGACACGCTGACGAGCGCCATGGCGGCGCTCGGAACGCTCGGCGTCAAGGAGTGCGCCATCGGCAAGCTTCTCGAGATGTACGAGATGGCAAAAGCCGCAAAGGGGAGCTGACATGTCAAAGACCGCATGTATAGTGCTGGTGGCGCTGATGCTGACGGTCGCGGCGGTGATCGTGGTCTGCGCGCTCGGCGACTGCTGGCGCGACATGAAAATGGCCGAGCTCGGCTACGAGCAGGGCACGGTGCCCGAAAGCAGCTGGCCGGTATGGGTGAGGTCGAAGCCAAAGCCATGATACAGCTAGTGATGAAGCCCGAGAAGGCCCCCGTGGTCAACCGCGAGGGCCTTTACGGCGCATGGATGAACGGACATCTTCTCTTCCACGTGCGCGCGAGGAACGCAAAGCACGCGGAGGAGAAGATAAAGTTCCTCATGGAACATGAGACGATGGGCAAGGTCATAGACTTCACCCTCGAACAGTTCAAGGAGAACGAAGATGGCGAGAACGCTGAACGAAACCCTGAAGAAGTACTACCGCCCGGGCGGACGGAAGGAGCTTCTGCAGGACCTGGCGCAGACGACGCTGGCGATGCTGGCGGCGCTGGCGCTGACCATGATGTGAAAGGAGAATGACGATGGCAGACAAGACGATGGAGGACTGGTTCCTCCGGGGCGGGGAGAGGCCGGCGCAGGAGGATGCGTCCGGCAGACCCGACAGCCCGCATGAATGCGACGCGTGCGACGAGTGCGACGGGCACCATCACTGCGACGAGTGCCCGCACCTGACCGACGGCGAAGACGACGATGACGGGGAAGACGGTCTTCAGGACTGGATCGTCACCATGTCGCGCACGAAGACGGTGCAGCAGACCGCGAAGGTCCGCGTGAAGGCGCGCAGCGAGGAGGAGGCCCTGGACCTCATCGAGGACCGGGCCGAGGACGAGGCCGGAAACTGGCCCTGGAAGGACGTCGACTGCACGGAGGAGTTCGACGACGTCGAGGCCGTGGAGGCCGAGGTGGCCAGATGAAGGACTTCCTCATGGAGCTGGCGAGGTCGCTGGGCGCCCTGGGGACGTTCGGCGCCCTGCTCTGGTGGGCGGCGTCATGAAGCTCGTGAAGCTGCCGAGGTACGTGCGGCACGGCGCGTACCGGGGCGCCAACCCCGTGAACGGGTCCCCTGCGGTCCACGCGATGAGGCGCGGACCGGAGATTGTCGTGGACGTGAACGCGTTCCTGTATGCGTACTCCGTGCACAGCGACGCATTCTACCCCGACGAACCGGGCGGGACGGGCGGCGACGAGCTCGTCTCCGCCTGGTTCGCGAAGGGAAGCGCGTGCATCGACATCGAGACGAAGGCCTCGGAGCTGGCGCGAGTGCTGGGGAGGAGCAGCCTCCCCGGCGAATGGATTTGCCGATAGCCGCATGATGCGGTGCGACCGGGGTTTGAGTCCCCATTTCAGGGTCGGCGGACGGGATGGAGACCGTACAAACTCCATGGATGGCGGTAATCCGCAAATGCTGGACTGCAGCGCCCTTCGGGGAGCGGCTTTCCTGGGCTTGACGGGGTCGACGGCGGGAGGGACGTCCAACAACGTGACGTGGGACCGCTGACTGTGGAAAGACACGGACGACAGGGAAAGACCTGGGTGAGGGTGGAAGCCCCTCGATTGAATTTCATATTTTGATTTCCGGCCGGTCCGCCGTAAGGGACCTGCCATCCGGGCACGCAACCGGGCCGCCGTGAGGAGATCATATCGTGGCGAGCGTGCAGGATGGCATCTTCGATTTCCTTCCCGTCCGGAAGGGACAGGAGCCGCGAGGATCCCGCGGTGCGCACGGCAGGCCGACCGCCCGGAAGGGAGAGGAGCACGGCCGTGGGCGCAAAAACGCATGATGACCGCCGGAGGGCCCGTACAGCCCCAAGACGGGAAAGACGGATCCAGTCAGCCACGGACATAGCGTCTCCGTGCAAATCTTAAATTCCCCGGAGCAGCCTCTGGGGAACGAAATCCTCGTACATGGACTGGCGAGGGAAAGCACTGCATGAACATATGCTCACGGTGGAGGCCTCAGCCATGCGCGCAAGGACACCTTCACAGGAAACAATGCAGAGTCAGCCACGGGACAGGAGTAGCCGTGCAACCTTTGTCTCGGCCCATTCGAGCCGGCATCTTCCACCAGGCTAACAAATGATTCACTGCCCGCGGCGCGTCTCCTTCGTTCGGAAAACACGGTCAGAACGCGCGAAACAGGCTGCGGTGTTCACCTGCCCGCAGTCTGGGCAGAGGGGGCGGGCCGGTGGCCGAGACGATTCTTCCGTTTCAGGACGGATGGCTGGCCCGTTTGATCCGGGCGACAGGGTGATCCCCGGCGTAGACATCCGCCTAAAAGCCAGCGCACGGCCGGTGCGTGAACAATCCCGGGTTCTGGGGCGACGACATGCCGCGAGGCGTGAACCAGACGGGCGAGGGGTATGCGGCGTCGCCATACGCCCCTCAGAAATTCCAGGAACAGCGGTTTGGACCTCAAATTGTGGAGCTTCGCCTTCGGGCGCCGTCGACACTTTGATGTATGCAGGCCTGGTCACGGTCCCTCACGAGCTCCGAACCGGGAGGGACCAATTCAATTTTATCCACAGCTAAGGAGATAAAACGATGAAGATTGTCAGATGGGCGATAGTCGAAACCTGCCATACTCCAGGCAAGGGCCTCCGGTGGGAGGGCGTCCTGCGCCGCACGGATGCGGACGACGGCACCGTGAAGACCTTTTTCGACAGCAGGGCCGAGGCAATGGACGCCATCGCGAAGATGACGGACGCGGAAGCCCTGAAGGGATGGATCCTCGACGACTTCAATTACCGGAAAGTCGATCCAGGCCATTATGTGCTTGAGCCGAAGAGTGGCCTTCAGAAGGAGAGCCGTCCGCTTACGCACTACAGGCTGTTTCCGGTCGAATGCGGCTGGGAGGAGACCATATAGCCCGATTTCAGGCGGAGGGCCCAAGCGCCCTTCCGGACAGCGCAATGGACGCCCAGGGTCCCCTGGGAAAGGGTTCGACTCCCGAGCGCCCCGGAAGGGGAGCATGCCGCAGCCGGTCCATGGCCGACGGGCTCTCCGCCGTCTCTTCCGTCCCCGGGTGGGGACGGGAAACCCCTTCGAGGCCAAGTGGCCGAGAAGGTTTGCGTAAACCGCCGAGGCCCTGACGCGGAGCTGAGGCAAAACGATAGGAGGTTTGTTATGGCAATAGAGCATTGCTGCCTATGCAACGACATGGGACGCAAGGAACATTGGGTGTCCGATGATTTTCTGGACAAAGTCATCGGGTACTTCAAGGCGACGCCGACGTCGTTGCAGAAAATGTTTGACGACATGGGGCTACGCACCGGAGCGACTTGGTTCTATGAATCGCAGCACATTGAAGATACCGGATACGCAGTCGTGTTCCGGGATTTCCAGAACGGGAACCAACACATACTGATGATGGACGTCTATGATAACGCTGACCACCACGTACACGCTACGTGGAATGAGTTCATGGACGAGTTCAGGTTCGCCTATGAAGCCAGGATGCGCCGTCAGTGTGTCAGAATGCCTGAAATATGCAAAAGCGCCACCGACCTGGCACAGATTCAGCAAGACATCGGAGACCTGAAATCACAGTTGCAGAAATTGCAAGCAAAAGCCAGATCCAGGTCAAGAGCGAAAAGATAATTTCGATTTCCGCGCCCCGGGTGGGGTGCGGGAAACCCCTTTGCCGCACGGTGCGGCAGAGGTTTGCGCAAACCGCGAGCGCCCAATGGGCGTGAGCAAAAACAAAGGAAACAAAGAGATGAAATGCAAGTACACCGAGATCCCGTCGTATGAAGAGGTCGACATCGCGGGCAAGACGGTCGAGGCCATCACCGGCACGATCGACCGCAAGCCCGTGGGCCGCGTCCTGATCACGACGGCCGCCGGCTTCGCCGGGAAGCACCAGGTGGTCGGCGGCGACGGCACCGCGATCCGCACGGTCCAGGCGATCGGCGAGAACGAGGGCGACGCCAAGACGGTCGAGCTGTTCGTCCGCCTCGTCGGGGACATCAAGTCCCTCGCCAGCTACAAGTTCTACAAGGGCTTTGTGGCGAAGAACGCGGAGAACCCGGAGTGCGTCGACCTCTTCACCGAGGACGGCGAGCAGGTGAACCGCATCGTCGAGACGGCGAAGCGCATGTGCGCCGACCATCCCGAGTGCGATTCGCGCTGGGAGATCGTAGATGCCTCTGGCATCCGCTACTTCCTCCGTAAGATCGCGGCGAACGTCAACGCGGCCGGGAAGGTCGACTGACGTCGATGGGGCGCTCCTGGAGAAGGGCGCCCCTTAAAATTTTTCTTCCGGCAGGGGAGAAAGATGAATCAATTCACGAAAGGAGTTTGACATGGTCAGATTCACGAGGGTCAAGGACCCTGAGCGGGCGAAGGACGGCGACATCGTCCTCTTCCCCGCGGGCGAGAGGCGCCTCAACGTCTCTGGGCCCACGTTCGCGAAGATGGGGCTGTCGATAGGCGGCACGTCCCGGAGCGACAACAGCCGCAACATCGTGGCCAAGTGGCTCGTCCGGAAGGACATGGTGGCGAGGGCCTTCATGGTCTGCAACGTGTGCCACAGGGACGCCCCGACCGAGAACGAGCTCCTGCTCGGCATGGACGCCGTCGCGAAGCGGACCAAGGAGGACCCCGAGGTCCGCACCGCGTCCATCGTGCCCTTCGGTCCGAAGCTGTGGACCATGAGGGAGTGGGCCGGGTGCTGGAACGAGACGCACGACGGCGCCGTCCAGAAGCGTCTCCTGGAGACGATGGGCCTCGCGGGGACGCTCCATTTCGAGCATACGCGCGGACCCAAGAGCACCGACGACCTCTACGCCAACCAGGTGTGGGATGGCTTCAGGCTGTGCTCCATGCGCCCCGATGGGTCGGACGACGCGGACGCGTACTTCCCGACCCGCCAGGACGAGAAGCCCGACATGGACACCTACGCGTGCGAAACGCTCATGGCGTGGGACGGATGCGGCTGGAACGAGAAGGAGCAGAGGATCCGCTTCAATGGTGGATTCCTGGCGGAGCTTGTGAAGCGCGGCGCGGTGGTGCTGCGTCCGACGCAGCAGTTCGTCGACGACATGACGGGGCGGATCGCAGGATGGGCGAGCGCGAAGCTCGCGCAGCGGTTCTTTGACCGCATCCAGGCGAGCCGCCGGTACATGAAGGGCCTCATGGCCGACGTCAAGAGGGACATCACGCGGCTGAAGGCCTACAGGGCCAACGCCCGCAAGATGGCTCCCGAGGAGACGCGGAGCCGCAGGACGATGCTTGCGGAGACGGGAGTTGAACTGTAATGACATTTACGTTTGGACAGTCGGACGTCGTCGTGACGATGACGCCGGAGAGGCCGCGCCCGGGGCTGAAGCCCATGGTGCGGAAGGCGTACTCCCGGTACGGAAGGCTCAAGGAGCGGACCGTGCAGGAGATGTGCGACGCGATCGGCGGGCACTGCGTGTACGTCGAGTTCGAGAAGGGCGGCGTGCGGCACGTGATGCCGATATCGTCCTGGAGGAAGGCGGACGACGTGGGCGCCGCCGGCGGAGCCGGACGTCTCATCTACTTCGCCAACGCGATCCAGGAGGCCGCGGCGGACGGGGTGAACATGGTGGCGTACGGCTCGAGTCGCGTCCGCTGGGTTCTCTCCTTCGCCAACGTCAAGCAGTCCGCGCAGAGGGACGTCATGGATGCAGAGCCGGATTCGTCCGGGTCTCCGATGCGTCCGGTGTCGTCCGCGGGCGGAATGAGAGAGGAGTTCTAAAGATGGAATTGTTCATATGCGGCAACCCGCGCCTCCTGTCGGGGGGCAAGTGCGCCACGAGCACAAACTACGGCAACGGTCCGGTGACCGTCGAGCAGTGCAGGTCGCACAGGACGGTCGAATCGGCGACCCTGCCGCCGGGCTTCGCGCCCGCGGAGGGCGTGCAGAGGCTCGGGCAGACGCTGCACGAGGGCAAGGTGGGCTACCACCACACCCCGACGTACAACGTGTACCTGCGCGACGGCGAATGGCCGTCCGCGGGCATCGAGCTGGAGACGCACATGCGCGAGTTCAGCTACGAGTTCGCCCGGGCGGCCATGCAGGACCTGAAGTCCAACTGGTTCCACTTCGAGCGGGACGGATCGCTGGACAGGGCCCATTCGGGCGAGTACGGGTACGAGCTCATCACGGAGCCGCTGCCGCCGCGGGCGTACCGCGACCAGCGCCTCTGGACGGGGCTGCAGAACCTCTGCAACCCGTGGCTCCAGAGCTTCCAGTGCGAGGAGACGGGTCTCCACGTGCACGTCGGGCTCAACCAGTTCGAGACGTTCGACGGCATCCCGGTGAAGGTGCCCGACGACAGGCGCTCGGTCGGGAAGCTCCTGTCGGCCGTCATCTACTACTCGGTCCTGGACCAGGCGTTCGTCGACCGCGTCGCGCTCCGCAGGACAGGTCAGTACTGCGGCATGGCGGACATCCCGACGTTCACCGACGCCGCCACGTTCGTGAGGACGGGGAAGGCGACCGGGGCTTCGCTCGTCGACTACTGCGTCTCGGCGCTCATGGTGCGCCGGGGGAACATGTCGCGGGACGTAAGCTCGGTCATGCAGCTCGTCCACGCCAAGGACGGAGGCGAGATCTCGTGGATCGGCGACCAGTACCTGGCGGCGGGCCACGGGACCGAGATCAACCAGGAGCACCAGTACACCATAGAGTTCCGGCGGGCGAAGGGGACGATGCACGCATTGTCCATCCACCGCATCGTCGAGCTCATGACCAGCGTCGTCCGGTTCGCCGGAAAGTGCTGCCGCGAGCCGGACTTCACCGTGACGAGGGAGTCGTTCATGGACTGGCTCATAGAGACTACATCAAGCGAGGCGCTGAGGAACCTCGCGAAACAGACGGTGGGGTGATTGCGCCTTGCATCCGAGAGTCATGTATGGTATAATATTCAACCATCTATGACAAAAAGGAGATAGGCAATGGACGAACAGTTCGCGCGGTATTACGCCAACGGAAAGTTGACGAAGCTGTATATCAAGTGGGCCGGAATGAAAGGCCGGTGCTACAACAAAAGGTGCCCACGGTACCCGCTCTATGGCGGCCGTGGGATCCGTGTGTACGACATGTGGCTCGGAAGTTTCGACAACTTCGCCGAGTGGGCCCGCAAAAGCGGGTACCGCGAGGGCCTCACGCTCGACAGGATAGACAACGACGGAAACTACACGCCGGACAACTGCCGGTGGGTGACCTGGGACGAACAGAAGCGGAACCGGAGATTCTGCCATAAAGGCATATTCAACGGTGTCGCATACAATACGTTGCAGGAAGTCGCCGACAGGATAGGCATATCGCAGAATACGCTGACGAAGCGCCTGGCGCGGGGCTGGCCCCTGGAGCTGGCGCTGTCGGCGCCCCTCGGCACGAAGCCGAGGCTCGGACTGCGGAACCATAACACCAAACCAACTATCAAGGATAGAAAGGAATCGCACAATGTGTGTGATAGCAGTGGCCGCCAAGAAGCGGTACATGAAGCGTGAGGAGGTGCTGGAGGCGATCCGGCACAACAACGCCGGATTCTTCGGCTTCACCGTCAAGGACGGCAAGCGCGAATCCATCCGCACGCTCGACGACAAGGCGTTCATGTCGTTCTTCGACGAGAAGGTCGGAGACGACGATCTGTGGGTGATGCACGCCAGAATCCCCTCCCGTGGAGAGAAGTCCATCGACAACGTCCATGGATGGGAGGAGGACGGCATCATCATGGCCCATAATATGACGTTGTCCCAGCTGGACGGGATGATGAAGTACGCGAACTGGGAGAAGACCGACAGCGAGTTCTTCTTCCGGCACGTGTTCATGCCGTTCTACCGCGGATGCGGTGAGAAGGCGTACGAGGACGGGAAGTTCTGCCCCGACCTGGACAACCTGGTCCGCCACTTCTGCGGCTCAACGAACAAGTTCATGTTCATCATGCCGGACAACCGGCTGGTGACGTACGGGGAATGGGTGACGGAGAAGGACAGGGTGGACAAGGACGGGAAGCCCACGTTCATCGCGAGCAACTGCTCCTACAAGGTGTACGAGAGGACCTGGCCGGCAAGGACGGCCGGAGGCTACCACTACCCGTACGGGGCGTGGTCGGCCGACGCGGACGGCGACTGCGACGACGATGACGTCCCCGTGACGACGGGGAGCCGCGCGGCGTCCGCGACGGCCTCCGCGGACCAGAAGCGCCACGAGGAGCTCGTGGAGCTGGTGGTGAAGACGGTGGGCCTCGTCGGCCTCTGCCGCCTCGCCATGTGCGACATCGTCGCGCACGGCGCGATCCAGTACCGCGCGCTCGAGGACCGGGAGGCCGGGTTCGACGACGACGACGCCGAAAGCCTGCAGCTCCTCATGGGCGACGCGCTTCCCGACGCCTTCAGCGACGACACCTACAACACCGCCGTCCAGGGGCTCGAGGAGCTCGTGGACGACGGAGGGTATACGGGCCAGGTCCCGATCACCCCGGAGGAGTTCGCGGCGCGCTACGCCGACGAGCTCGCGGAGCCGCTCGTGAAGTCGGGCAACCGCGCGGTCAACGGCGCGAAGACGCTGCCGTACTTCCCGAAGGAGGAGCACGTCGAGGCGGGCCTCGAGAGGTTCGAGCGCCAGTGGCGCGTCTTCAGGCGGATCGCGGGCGTCGACGTGGACTTCTCCGCCAGGAGCCCGGGCGCGTTCGCCTGCATGGCGGACAGCCCCGCGAAGGAAGGCGGCAAGTGGAAGCTCAAGCGCGTCAAGGCCGAGGACATACTCGTGGACGAGTGCCTCGACCCGGAGACCGCGTTCGCATCCACGGGCGCGCTCCTGGAGTACATCCAGGAGGGGTCCAAAGACAAAAGGAGCCTCGGATGATAGTGGCGCACTGCTTTCTCCGCGAGATGCGGAAGGGCGAGTGGTACCTCATGTGCGAGACGTCGGCGACGAAGGGCCTGGAGCCCCCGTTCCCGCGTCCCGCCGCGATGTTCGAGGTCGAGCTCTCCGAAAACCAGGACGAGTGGGCGGAGCAGGTGAAGGCGCGCATCCTGGGGATGCGCCCCGACCTGGAGTTCGCCTACGTCCTCAAGCCGAGGGCGGCGGCCAAGGGCCGTCCACCGGCCTTCGACCTGGCGTTCAGGACGAAGGATGGCGCGAAGCCCAAGGGGCTGTTCGCGAAACTGAAAGGGAACAGATGAACGGATTCAAGTGTGTCAACACCATCACCAACGAGTATGGTGAGGAAGTGTGCCGGTACACCGGATGTCCATGCGACTGCAGTTCGAGGTCAGAGTGCTGCATCTCCGACTGCTTTGACGGTGAGACGGGCGATTTCGACGACTGAGAAAGGATCAAGATGAAATACAGACAGGCAATGGCGGCGGTTCTTGCGAAGTACAGGAACCCACGCACACGGACGGCCGCGGCGGCGCTCCTCGAGAGGTACGCCTCCGCGACCCGTCCGGTCACGGCGTGGCACGCCCTCGGCGAGGACGCCGACGCGTCCAGGCTGCTCCTCGAGACCCTCGGTTTCGTGGAGGGGACGCACTTCACGGTGCAGACGAGCGTCCTCGACCCGGGGGCGCACCGCTTCACCTGGACGGAGTCCGGGCTGAAGCTCGTGGCGGCGATGCCGAGGGAGCTCGCCCGCGTGGATTTCCCCGAGATCCAGAGGCGGATCCTCGTGCCGAACAGCAAGGAGGACCCGGCGGCCCTCCTGCCCGACGTCGTGACGGCGGAGATGCAGGCCGGGGTCGACCCCGGCATCACGTTCGGGACGGCGCTGCTCGGGAAGACCCTCGAGATCGCGCGCCGCATCAAGGTCGCGATGGCCAGCCAGACGGCGGTCGCGAACGTCGCCGCCGACACGCTCACGGTCGTGGGCGAGTGGGCGGACAGGCAGCTCAACCCCACCAACGAGGCCCGCGAGCTGCCGATGCCCATCGCGCCGCTCGGAGTGCTGGAGGCGCTCGCGCGGATGGAGGGCGTGAAGGCCTCCGGATTCCCCGAAGCCCAGATATTCTGGCCGGACACGAACACGGACACGGCCGCATGCTCCGGCTGGCAGGCGTCGCGCATCGTCACGGACGGCGAGCGCATCCCGTCGGGCCGGCTCAACGCGATGCCGCTCAGCGAGCAGAAGCTGCCGGGCGGTACGCTCGACGGCTACTTCGCGTGGACGCGCGAGGAGTGGAAGCGCTTCGACGGGAACCGCGGCAAGACCGCGTGGACCCAGTTCGACGCGTGCGTCTGCCAGACGGCCGAGGCGCTCAACTTCGCCCTGGACGCCGACGCGATGCGCAGGTTCGTCCTCGCGATCCTTGCGTGCGGCTACGGGACGGACTTCCGGTACGCGCTCTCGAGCTCGACCCGGCTCGCGGTCTCCAACATTGCGACCCCCGAGATCAACGACCACAGCGGCGAGGACGATGACGGCGACACCAACTCGTTCGGCTACCGCATGGAGGACAGCGCCATGCCGTCGTCGGCGCCCGTGTACATGGGCGCGCACATCATCACCGCGGACCACATCGTCCTGGAGCTGGACTCCTGGGCGCCAGTCACGCACCCCGTCCGGATCGCCGACGGCACGTCCGAGGACGACGCGGGCGACGACGGGCTCAGGGCCTCGGAGATAGCCGAGGAGTGGTTCATGATCGTCCACGGCGGCGCCACGTGGCAGCGCGGCGTCGAGCACCCGTGGCAGGACCACGAGGGCAGGCTCTCGCTGAGGCACGCGAACCTCCCGAGGTTCCGCAGCGACGTCGGGCGCATCAAGGCGAACCCGGCGGAGCTCCTCAGCCTGTGCTCCCCGGAGAACCCGAGGTTCTGCGGGGGAAGCCGCAACGCGGAGTTCACGCCGGAGGGCGCGTTCGTGAACGGCCTCTGCGCCGCCGTGCGCAAGTTCAGCGGAGGCGAGCTCGAGTTCGTGGACGGTTCGCCGTACTTCCCGGAGAAGTTCGTGGCGGGCGTGTGGTCGGGCCTGATGACGGACCTCGGCCCGAAGACGGTGGACGAAGCCCGCGAGGCCAACGTCTTCCCGTGGTTCACGTCCTTCCAGTTCGACATGCACACGCGGTCTGGCGGCGAGGCCGCCGAGGAGGCGTCGAAGTTCATCGACCTGATGCGGGAGGTCCCGTCCGTCCAGATGCGCTTCGGCAAGCGCACCAAAGGCGAGCACCGTCCGCACGCGATCGTCGTCGAGACGAATGTGAACGCGAAGTCGTTCATCGAGGCGCTCCACAGGAACGGGAACTGCGAGGAGTTCCTGAAAGCGGGGTGGCGGGCGTTCTACGTCGCATTCCTCATGCGTTCGGGCTCGCCGCTCGTCGCGGTCGACCGGGAGTTCAGCGCATACGGCTGCGAGGGAGGCGGCCTGTCCGGCTTCCAGGACTTCGCGAAGAAGTGCTGCCCCGACTGGGCGGTGCAGGTTGAGTCGCCCAGGATCCCGAAGGACGTCCCCGACGGGTTCCACTTCGGGTGGCGCGAGGACAGGTACGGACGCCTGCTCCTCGTCGTGAGGACGGCGGCGCCGTGGCTCGCGATGCGGGCCAAGCTCGCGTACCGGTACGACGAGTCGCTGCCTCTCCCGAGCGCGGCGTGGCTTGCGGCGCACGGGCAGTGCAACGTCGTCGCGTTCACGAGCGTGAACCCGCTGCAGAGGTACCGCGAGCTGCTCGCGGCGGCCGCAAGGCAGCCCGGGTTCGACCGCGGGCAGAACACGACGCTGGGTTCGCAGGGGCGCTTCGGCGTCATCTGGTTCCCGAACCTGGTCGCGGACATGGACTCCGACGAGGTGCCAAGCCGCGGCTGGTACTCGTCGTCCAGCATGGAGTCGGCCGACTGCTACATCGGACCGTTCTGACGCGCATGGGGCCCTTCCGCAAGGGAGGGCCCCGTTCATTTTCAACGAAAGGAGACTGACATGAAGACGAATCTGTTCATAGAGAGCGTGGAGCCGGGGGCGGTGGTCCTCACGGACGCGCCCAAGTTCATGGAGGGGCACAGGGCCATGCTCGGCATCGGCGACGTCGGCTGCCTGCTGCGCGTCCTCTCCGAGTGCAGGAGCGAGATGAAGAGCCTCGACGGCGACTTCGAGTTCCGCAGGGCGAAGGGCGACAACGAACCGTACGACTACATGGGCCGCGTCTGCGGCGAGGAGTTCGGCCTGTCCGTCGCGTTCGCCCACGTGCTCAAGTGCGCGCTCGAGAGGGCATGCCTCGACATCTCGAGGACGAGGACCTGACCATGCTCTCGAGACTTACGAAGCAGGACCTCGTCGGCCAGCTCGGGAACGTCCGCCGGATGGCGGCGCTGACTCCCGGGGAGCCCACGAGGGACTGGAAGGTGCGCGTGGCGAGAAGCTACGGCGCGCAGGACTGCGTCTACGAGGTGCAGACCGTGGGCGACACGGCGTACATCTGCCCGGTGCAGATGGACGACAAGGTCGCGGCCCTCATGGCGAGGATCCTCGACAGGGACATGGAGGCCCTCGACCTCGAACATCTCAAGAGCGAGCTCGAGAAGTCCGCCGCCACGCAGGTCGCGATCGGCTGGCCCGCGAACAAGACCTCCGGACGCACATCCGCGGTCGTCCGGTGCCTCGCCGTCAGGAAGGGCGGGGACGTCACGACGTTCCTCTTCCCGGGGCCGATGGACATCGACCGGGTGAACGAGGAGCTCAAGGACTACTGCGCCGCGCACGGATGCTCCGTCCTCAAGGACGGCGGCGACTGCGAGCGGTGCGAAAAGCTGATGGAGTGCCGGGTCCTCAAGGACGCCGAGCAGGAAGTCAAGAGAAGGCGAGGGATCGCAGACGATGGCAAGAAAGACTAAGAGCAAAGGCGCGCTCGTGTATTTCCCGAGCGCGAACCCGTGGGTCAACGACCCGCAGCACGTCGGCGAGATGACGGTGAGGCAGCTGATGGGGCTCGTCATGACGGACGAGTTCCCCAACGGCCTCGACACCGTCATCCGCATCGGCGACGTCGAGGGCAACCTCGGCGTGAACGGCACGATCATGGTCACGGAGCACAAGCCGTGCGACGTCGTGCTGTCGATCGACCCGCACGGCGGAGACGAGAACTACGACCCGGAAAAGGTTTCCGACGAGTAGCTTGACTTTTTCGACGAGATGTGGTATTATACACTTCATCTATTTGGAGAAACCAGGATGAGACCTAAAACCATACCACCAGGAACGCGGTTCGGACGGCTGACAGTGAGACGCCCGGCCGGAAAGGACCCGCGTACGTGCAAGTCTCTGTCGGAGTGTGTCTGCGACTGCGGTGCGGTTGTGGTGAAACGCAACAATGACCTGCTGACCGGACGCGTCGTATCTTGCGGGTGCAAGATACGGGAGCAGGGGAGCCGCATGATGTGGGAGCGCGCCGAGAGATCGAACGCGCACCACATGAGCGGCACCCCGATCTATCAATGCTGGCACGACATGATGAAACGATGCAATGACCCGAAGGCACGCGGCTACCACAGGTATGGAGGCCGTGGCATCACTGTCTGCAAGTCGTGGGCTAAGAGTTTCATGACGTTCTACCGGTGGGCGATGGCACACGGGTTTGAGCCAGGGTTGGAGATCGACAGGATCGACTATAACGGCCATTACCGGCCGTCGAACTGTCGGTTTGTCGATCTGATCACCCAGGCAAACAACAAAAGCGGTGTCAGGATAATCGAGTACCAAGGACGGAAGATGTCCGTCGCACAATGGTCTCGTGAGCTCGGCGTCAATTATGACGTACTGAAGGCTGGGACCAGGAAAGGTAAAACTTTGGACCACTATGACAAGCGAGCTAACATTACGTGATTGGCAGATTCCCCTCGCCGAGCGGCAGACGGCTGTCCTGCAGAAGGAACGCATGTTTCTCTGCGCCGCCAGCACTGGCGCCGGAAAGACGTATCTTGCGTGCCATACGATAGCCAAGTTGGGAATCCCGACTCTGGTGATCTGCCCCAAGATCGCGATCTCCCAGTGGAAGAGCGTGATACGGGGAATGGGCGTCGAGGACAAGGTGATCGGAGTCATCAACCCCGAGAACCTGATCGCGTCCAAACGCAATCCGTTCTATGCGCACGAAGGAGGCTGGAAGAACATCCCGGAGGGCCCCGCGCTTCTCGTCTTCGACGAGCTGCACAGGTCATGTTCGGGAATATTCAAGATAGCCAAGAGCGGCCAGAAAGGCAAAGGATGCAAGCAGGCGCTGATGGTGGCCCGGTGGATCAATCCGTCCACGCCCGGCCACAAGGTTCTTGCTTTGACCGCCACTCCGGCCGATTCCCCTCTTAAAATGCAGGCCCTCGGCTACCTCATGGGGTTCCACCGGTTCGTCGCGCCGTCGTTCTACGACTGGTGCAGGCGGCACGGGTGCTCGATGCAGGCGAGGGGCCGGCAGGCGGCGTTCGCGTTCACGCGCGACCGCCTCCGGGCGAGGGCGATCATGGAGGACATCCGGAGGGACATGGGCGAGAGGTTCATGTCCATCACCCCGGACGAGATACCGGACTTCCCGGACGAGACGCGCGAGGTGGTCCTCGTCGATCTCGAGAAGGAGGACCACGAGGCGCTCGTCCAGGCGTACGCTGAGATGCCAGAGCTCATGAAGAAGCCGTCGAGGGACTCGATGGTGAAGCTTCTGCGCCTCCGGCAGCAGGCCGAGTTCTGCAAGGCATCCGTGCTCGCCAAGATGGCCGCGGGCGAGACGGAAGACGGCAACTCGTGCTTTTTGTGTCTGAATTTTACAGACGCGAGGCTGCGTGTTCAGATGGAGCTGGAGCGGGCGGGCATACCGTTCGCCGCCATCTACGGCGGGCAGAGCGAGAGGGAGCGCCAGGCGGGGATCGCCTCGTTCCAGAACAACGAAACGCACGTCATGGTCGGGATGTCCTCGGCCTGCGGTGTCGCGCTCTCGCTGCACGACGAGCGCCACGAGCGCCCGCGCGTCTCGCTCATCAGCCCGAGCTACTCGGCGTCCGAGCTCATCCAGGCGCTCGGGCGGATCCGCCGCGTGGGCGGCACCCACGCAACCCAGAAGATCGTACTGGCCGCGGACTCCGTCGAGGAGCGCGTGGCGAAGGCGGTCGGAGGGAAGGTAGATGCTATTGGGGCGTTGACCGACGCAGACCTATCGAGAGGACTGACATGATAACAACGAGATACGGGAGGAGTTAACCGATGAAACTGAATGAACTGCTCGACGTGCTCGACTGCGGGTACGTCATCGCGCGCGACAGGGACACTGGCCTGCGCACGGACAAGATCCTGGCGGTCGTCGCCGGCGGGAGTCCGCAGATGCGGACGCTGCTCGACAGGGACGTCAAGGCGATCGACCACGAAGGTTCGCCGCTCACGCTGACCGTCGAGGTCGGCGGAAGGACGAAGACGAAGACGAAGACGAAGACCAGAAAGGACTGAAACAATGATCACAACAGCACAGATGTACTGGCTGACGAAGCTGGACGACATAAGACACGTGCTCGGCTCCATCATATGGGTGCCGATAGCGTGGATCGCGATCGTGGCTATCGTATCGTTCTGCGCCTTCATGGCGATCACCGACATTGACAGCACGCGGCCGAGGGTGATCGAGAAGATCAAGAAGGCGTCGTGGACGTGCGTCCCGATGGTCTTCTGGATCGTGGCCACGCAGATAGCCGTGGCACTCGTTCCGTCCACGGCCCAGATGGCGGCCATCGTAGTCGTGCCGAGGATCGTCAACAACGAGAAGGTGCAGACCGTGGGCAACAAGATCTACGACCTGGCCGTCGAGTGGCTCGACGAGCTGAGGCCGAAGAAGGAGGCCAAGTGAGCCAGTTCGTGAAGTTCACGAGCCGGGAGACCGGCGGCGAGCTGTTCCTGCGAAGGGACATGATCGCCGCCGTGGGCTCCTACTGGAAGGGGGTCACGCACGTGACCCTCATAAACGAAGACATCGACTTCGAGGTCAAGGAGAGCGTAAGGGACGCGCTCCGCCTCATAACAGGAGAAGACTATGGCATATCGAATACAGAAAATAAGCCCGTCCGCCCTTGCGGCGACGGAAATGTGCCCTCGGTTCAGGCCGGACGGCAAGGAGAACGAGGCGGCCGTGGACGGCACGCTCATGCACGAATACGCGGAGCAGATGGTGTCCGTCCCGCGCAGCCAGTGGGACGGATGGATCGCGACGCGGGAGGCAAGCCCCGACATGAAGGGGATGCTCGAGGAGATAGCTTCGTCGCTGAAGACGATCCTCGTCGAGGAACTCCCCGTGTTCCCGAATTTCCGCCTGAGACCTATACGGGGGAAGCCCCGCAAGAGTCCGCTCAAGCCGGGGCTCTACCCTGAGTGCGAGGTCGACCGCGGAGGCGGGAGGCACGGCTACATCGACCTCATGGTCGTGACGCCGGAGGGCCTCGTCTACATCTGCGACTATAAATCGAGCCGCGTGAGTCATGACTTCTCGCTCCAGATCGCCGCGTACGCCTGCGAGGTGAACCGTCTCTGCCCTGCGCATGAGAACTTCATCTGCCAGATCATCGCGCCGAGACTCGAGGAGGAAGATCAGCAGAAACTCACGGTCGGCCCTGACGAGATTGTCAAGTGGAACAAGCGCATTGCGCACATCGAGGAGATCGCCGACCGTTCGGCGAACGACGATTCGATTGTGGGCGTGCCTTGCGAAGCCTGCCAGTATTGCAGGTGGAACGCCCTGAACCGGTGCAAGTACCAGTCGGCGGCGGTCCAGGCCGTGGCCGAGGCGGCGAACGAGGACCAGGTGACGGTGGCGCCCAAGACGGGCAAGACCACCATCGTCCAGTCGCTCGCCAACCTTGTCGGGCCCGGAGGCCCGTACGCGGGCGAGACCGTGACGAGCCAGACGTTCCTCAACCCGGCGACGCCGAGGCAGAGGGGCCTCCGCCGCGCCTGCATGAAGTTCCTCGAGACCTTCATAAAGGCCGCGAAGGAGGACGACGCCACGTGGGCCGCACAGTTCCCGCCGGAGAGGCAGGCGACGCTCGTCCCGGGCTTCTCCATCTCGACGGTGAAGGGGCGCTCGTCCGTGGACACGGCGCGCACGGCGGACATCCGCGAGGCCGTCATGGCACGCTTCCACATGAACATCGAGGAGGTGTTCGAGATCTCGAGCGTCGACCTCAACCTTCTCGCCGAGACGCTCGTCCGCGACGGGCTCTCCAAGAAGAAGGCCGACGAGGAGATCAAGAAATGCCTGGAGCCGTTCATGGTGCAGGGCGCGCCGAGCGTGAGGTGGACGCCGAAGCTCACCGCCGTGCAGGAGCTGTAGGCCGATGGAAGAGCTGAAGCCGATACACGACGGCCACAAGTCGTTCAACAATCTCGCCCACGTCAAGCGGCTGTCGACCCTCGACGTCACGTACCTCGTGTCGTACAGCACGTACGTGTGCTTCTACGACGCCATGGACCGGTTCCACCGGACGTGGCGCGGGTGGTCGCGCACGACGATGAGGCACGTCGTCGAGTTCGTGAAGCAGTTCGGCCACGGGGTCGGGCCCCTCACCAAGAAGGAGTGGGAGGCCCTGCCCGTCGAGGACGACGCGCGCAGGGTGTCGCTCGAGGCGCGGGCGGAGCTGCTGTCAATGGAGGCGAAGTGAAGATACTGACAAGGACGAGATTCGACAAGATCGACAGATACCTCGCCGAGGCGGCGCTTCTGCTGCGGAAGGCGGAGGTTGTCTGCCGGAACGCCCACAGGACGCAACGGCTGCATAGCCGGATAGATTGCGCCCTCATCGTTGCGAAAGGTGCGAGGTCCGAGATCGAGAAGAGGTGGCAGAACGGCTGCCTCGTCCCGCCGCGGACCCGCAAGGTTCTGAGAATCGAACAAAAGGAAAGGGAGACCATGGGTTCCCTCAGCGCACCGGAAGGCCGGGGCGCAGGCGATTCCCGAGGCATGGTGCCGAGGGATGGTAAACAAGGAAACCCAAGATGAACAAAGGAAACACACAGGAAAACAAGGAAACAAAGGAAGAGGTCGTGGACGCCAAGTCCACGCAGGTCGCCACCGTCGAACCGACGGCGGTGTCGACGGAGGTGCAGGTGCAGGGGGTCCAGCTGGACTTCCCGTTCATCCGCATCGGCCAGGGCATGAGCCAGTGGCGCACGGGCGAGACGAGGAACGGCAAGCCCGAGGAGGGCGCCTTCTACGTCGGGAGGTCGAAGGACGCGAACGTGAAGGTCGCCGAAGCCGGAAAGGACGGCGGCATCTACGGGATCATCCTCGACAAGATCGACGGATTCAAGGAGGACCGCCCGTACTCGCCCGGCAACAACGTGGCGCCCAAGCGCTGGATCGTCGGCCAGCAGGACGCCGACGGGAAGCCCATGACCGAGGAGGCGTGCCTCACGGCCGCGGCAGCGGAGGGCTTCTCGCTCGCGCTCAAGCCGACCGGCGAGACGTGGGCCGACACGGGGCGCCCGAAGATGAGGGCGAACCTGGGGAGGTTCTGCTACCTCCTCATGCTGGTCCCCGTGCCCGAGTCCCTCGAGAGCGACGACCTGCGCGTCTATCCCATCGGCGACCGTCTCTACACGACGGCACGGATGGAGTTCGACAAGCAGTACTTCAAGTCGCTCGACCAGACGCTCGGGAACATCAAGTCCCGCGCGGACTTCGCGTTCATGCAGGAGCAGAAGAAGCTGCTGCGCGACGGGAAGATCGACGCCGAGGGGTACAAGAAGGCGATCGAGGGGCACCGCTGGTCGGTGAACGGCCTCGTGTGCCACATCTACTCCTGCGAAGCCACGAACAAGCAGGGCATCACGTACACGACGCACGCCTTCGAGCGCGCGATGCGCGACGGGAAGCCGTGGGAGTTCACGGACGAGGAGAAGGCGGACTTCGCCGCGTTCCTCATGTCAGTCAAGGCGGGCACCGCCTCGATGGACGACGTGGGCGACACGGAGTTCTGACGGTGCGCCGAAGGCCCCTTCATCCGGAGACGGATGGAGGGGCTTTTGTTTTACCCGTCTGTGCGACAGATCGCTGCCGCGTCGACGATGTCTGACATGGCACTGTATTTCCGGAATGTCAGGTCAGCATGCGCTGACGGGGGTTGAGTTTGCAGCTGAGTTCAGCGGAGCCTATCAAACCACCTTTGTACTTGTATGTCGTGTCACCAAATGATGCCATGACTGTGGCACAGCTTGGCTGCACCAAGCTGGCAACGTTAGAGACCGTGAATGTCAGTTTGTGGTTCTGGCTGTCGTATGACGGTGATACATCTTGTTCAATGTATGTGGGGGTGGAGCTTGATATTGGCGGATGCGTTCGAGCCTCGCCGATGCTCACATACGGATAGAAGGCAATTCGAACCCTGCAGTCGGACAACAGCGTGCCGGCTTCGGCCAACGTGTATGCAGATGGAATGGGGCGTTCAAATGTAAATGTTATTCCATCGTATGTAGTTGTGCTCTCTGAGATGGCTTCAGTGTAGTATGCTGTCGTTACAGTGTACGATCCGTCATCGTTCTCTATAGTCTTCTCCGGATGGTCTGTTCTGGTTCTTCGTTCGGAGGAAAGCTGTATTTCGGTTCCAACTGCGCCATCAGTCGAACCTGATGGGATGCTTGTTGTGTCTTGTGGTATGGTTGTTTCGCTGACCCGTTCGCCTTCCTTGTTGTATTCGTACTGATAGTGTTCTGATGTGTATGTTCCGCTGGATTCTGCGCGTACGAAGGTTCCGTATGTCATAGAGCTATTGCTGGTTGCCCAGTACATCTGCTCCCCTGGCTGGCACAGGAACGCCACTGCCGCCTTGAGGTCGCTTACGGAAAGCAGTATGCTTGGCTCTCCGTTGCGTTCTGGCCGCGCGAGTTCGATGAACCTGTTGCGCACGTCGGCTGTCGAGGTTTTGTCGTCTGGCGGACCCGGGTCCCATCTGCTATGATTGACCGTCTTTGCCCAGCCTATCGACCCATCGCTGTAACGACATGATGGAATGCACCCGGTCAGGAAGTCTGAAAAGTTGCCGTCCAGCCGTGTTATATTCGGGATGTTGCTTTTGATGTTCCAGACAGACGACCATGCGTTGACGAGATTCTCAAGTTCGGTCGCCCACTCTCTCAGACAGGCGGCCAACAGCAGAAGCAGAAGCGTGTTGCCGGCCTCGTGCGACGAACTGTCCAGCGCAGCGTCATCGTTCGACGATCTGAATTTGAAGTCGGACGGGTTCATTATGCTGAACTGAGGGTATGATGAAGTGCTCATGGCGCGTATTGTACCACAATCCGCCAGCGAGAGCAATTTTATTCTTTGCGCTTGACACCGACGTCGGTGCTGTGGTACAATTCGCGCCCATGGAGAGCAAAAGGATAATCGACCTGCCGTGCACGGCGGGTGACTTGAAGGCCGCCCTGCGCGGCGTCGATGACACAGTGGTTGTCGACATTGACAGCGAGTTCAGGCGCGTGTGCTCGACACCGGGCGTGTCGCACGTGCGTGTCGAGATGCTTGTGGCGAGGGACACCGAATGAAAAGGGAAAAGGTCGACGGAAAGGTCGTCATCGTGTACGAGTGTGGCGACGGGATCAGGCGGAGGTACCGCGAGGCTCTGGACGGACGGCGGTTCCTCTGGCCGAGAAAGGGGCTCGTACACCATGCCGAGGCGTGGTACGTGTCGGGCGCGCCGCTGAAGCGCCCCGTGTTCGGCGTGTACGCCCTGGCGGCGTTCGCCGAGGACCAGCTGTGGCGGGCGCGTTTCGGGAAGCGCATGAAGCCGGACTTCGCCGAGGCCGCCGCGTTCTTCGCCGAGACGAGGTGCGCGCTGCAGAACGTCCTTTCGACATACCCCATCGACGCACGGCTCACGAGGAGGCAGACGGAGTCGCTCCGGCGCGTCGTCGCGCGGCTCGTCGAGAGCTCGAGAAAATTTCTGAAAAAAGTATCTTGACACCGACGTCGGTGCTGTGGTACAATTCGCGCCATTTGGAAAAACAAGGAGACAACATGTTGTCTGATAAGAAAGCGCGTCACTTCCACGCGGGTAAACTTCGGAAGGAGATAAATGGCGTCGAGTACGTCGAGGTTGCCGAGAGCAACGGAAAGGTGTTCGTGGGCCGGAACGGACTCGTCACGACACCGAGAAGGCAGGTTCCGTGGAAAGGCACGAGGAATAACCTCGGGTACTACCATGTTGGAGTCCATACGAAAGCGCTCAAACTGGACATGTCCGTACACAGGCTTGTGTACGAGGTGTTCGTCGGGGAATTGAAGGGAGAGATCGACCACGTCAATCGTGACCCGTCGGACAACCGGCTCGAGAATCTCCGCGACGTGACGCATCGCGAGAACATTATTGACAATCCGCTGACCCGTGAGTTGCACCGGAAGGCCGTGAGTGCAAACGCGCGACGGGCCATCAAGCTGAACAAGGTGCCCGTGGTCGCAACGGACTGGACCGGGCACCGGATCGAGTTCCCGAGCCTCAAGGAGGGGGCACGTGTCACCGGTGCCAGCGGGTGCTGCATCTCGCGGGTCCTGCACGGGTTCCTGAAGACCGCAGGCGGGTACAAGTGGGAGGTGCTTCATGGGTAAGTTCCCCGACAGCCAGGTCTTCTCCGTCGATTTTGAAACGGACTATGACACGAAGGCCGGTTACTCGCTGTCTAGCATGACTACCGACCAGTACTGTTCCGATCCGAGGTTCAACCCGTATCTCGTCGCGATCGCGGGCCGAGGTCTGTTCCCCGAAGGCACTCCGACGCCCGGGTATAAGGACCGCGTCATGATGTCCGAGGACGCCAGCGGCGTCCAGCTGTTCGTCGGCCGCCCCGAGTCGTTCCCGTGGTGGGAGCGCGTGAACCACCACATCATCGCCATCCATAACGCTTCATTTGACGAACGCTGTCTGATCGAGTGTATGAAGCGCGGCATCATCCCGAACGTACTGGACGACGTGGAGTATGTTTGCACGGCGGACATGACGGCGTATCTCCTGTGCAAGCGTTCGCTGAAAGACGCGATGAAACAGCTTTTCGGCCGCGACATAAGCAAGGCGGTGAGATCGGCAATGGACGGGCGTCACGACACCGATCTGTCGCCCGAAGAATACCGGGCTCTCGTTGAGTACGGCGGCAGCGACGCGCTCGAGTGCCTGGAATTGTGGGAGAGGTTCTCTTCCGAGTTCCCCGAAATCGAGCGGCAGATTTCTTCGCAGAAGCGCGAGGCGACCATACGCGGAGTGATGGTCGACGTCGAGTATGCCAAGGCCGCGTTGAAGGAGCTGAAGCGCTACCACGCCGAGGTCGTCGCGGACGTCCCGTGGTACCCCGAGAAGCCCGTGGGGTCGCTTCCGGCCCTGCGCCAGGCCGTCATCGCGCTCGGCATCGAGCCGCCGAAGTCGTTCAAGAAGGACGACCCCGGGTTCCTCGACTGGCAGAAGGAGCACGACGACGTCCCGTTCATCGCAGCGAGGCAGAAGGCGGTCGCGATCAACATGCACTCGGCACGCATTGAGGGCATCATCGACTCGGTCGACGCTGACGGGTGCTCTCATCCGCAGTTCCTCTTTTTCGGGGCGCATACAGGCCGCGACTCCGGCAAGAGTGACTCCGGCAAGAGCGCCGGAAATCTACTAAATTTGCCGCGCAAGCCGATCCTCCAGGGGGACGAGCATGTCTTCGGCGGGAAGGGCGTCAACATCCGCGGGATGTACATCGCGCGCCCTGGACACAAGTTCGTCATCTACGATTACAGCCAAATTGAAGCCCGCTTCTCCCTGTGGCTCGTGGACGACATGCACATGATGGAGGCGATGAAGCGCGAGGGCAACCTCTACCAGGCGAACGCCGTGATGATGGGTTGGTGCCGGCCCGGCGAGAAGATAAAGAAGGAGAAACCTGATGTCTACAGATTGGCCAAATGCTGCGTTCTCGGCCTTGGGTACGGAATGGGAGCGGCGAAGTTCGTCGACTCCTGCAAGTCGCAGGGACTGGAACTTCCCTCCGTCCCCGTCGACGAGTGGCCCGAGCTCGACCGGAGACTCCTGTTCATACTGCGGAACGTGGCCCGCATCAAGGGGGACCTGTATTCCGAGCGCAACCGCACCAAGGTGGGACAGCTCATTCGGTCCCTTCAGATCGTGAGCGACTGGCGCAATGCGAACTCCAAGATCGTCGCCAAGTGGCGCGAGTACGAGGATGTGTTCAAGCAGCGCATCGCCGCCGGGAAGTCCACGGTCGCGTTCCGCCTCCCGAGCGGGCGCGTGAAGCGCTACTTCGACCCACACCTATGCAAGGAGGAGACGGTCGAGGTGGACGAGAACGGCATCGAGCATCCGTCCTTCCGCATCGCTATCAAGGCGACGACGGTTCGCGGGAACCCCGCGACGTTCTTCACGGGCGGGAACATCATGGAGAACATCGTGCAGGCGTCATGCCGCGACATCATGGCGTACTCCGCCGTCGAAATCGAGAAGAAGCACCCTTCGTGGAGGTACGTCTTCTCCGTGTACGACGAGATCGTGTTCGAGGTCCCCGAACAGGAGGCCGAGGAGGCGAGCACCGTCATCCCGCAGACGATGACGTCCGGGGACTACATCAGAGACTGGACCAAGGGCCTCGCGCTGGAAGTGGAGGGCGACGTATGCGACCGCTATCACAAGTAGACCCATGGAACGGGTGTGAGGTCTGCCGTCGCCTGTTCGAGCGCGGCGTAGCCCCCGAGCACAACTGGACACATGACCTGCGGATGTGGTGGTCCGGCCATTTTAGACGCGGTTGCGGAAAGGTCCCCGCGTGGACGTACGGTTCGAAGCCGGGGCACGAGGCTCCGGAACCCCAGACCTTCATCGGTGTGAAAGGACCCGTGTGGACCGCGGTCGGGTGCGCCATAGCCGAGTTGGCGACGCGTCGCACCGGCGGGTTGATCTTGCCGCCCTCCGAGGCCACCGCCGATGAGCGCTTGAGGGATCTTGCCTGCGAGCTCGCCAGGATAAAGGACCCCGGTTGGTCCTTGGACGACGGCGGAAGGGAGCTGGTGCGATGAAGTTCTTCTGTCTCCCCAACCTCACGACTGACCACGTCACGGTCTCCGAGAAGCCCTGGGAGGACTTCCCGGTCGAGGAGTCCGTGCTGAACCTGGGCAAGGACGCGTACAAGGCGCGCTGGATGAACCCTGAGACGAAGCATTGCCTGTTCTCGCTATGCGAGGGGCAGAACCCGGCGTTCACGGTCTCGGTTGGAAACCAGTGCGCCATGCTTCATGGCTGGGTCGCGGACTATGACGGCGTGTTCACTTCGGACATCATCGAGGCCGTGAAGTCGAAGCCGCCGAGTCGCTACAAGCCGAGGTGGTGGAGTGTCTCGCAGTCGGGCAAGTTGCATCTCGTGTGGATGTTCGAGCGTCCGGTCGCCGTGACGGGCAACGTCCACGCGAATGACCTCATCCACATCATCGCGACCAAGCTGAAGGCCGTGAGGTGGGGCGTCGGGTACGACCCCGAGTCCGAGAAATGCACGCAGGTGATGGACATCGGCCGCGAGTGGCACGAGTTCTCCAAGGTCTCCGTGCCGAACGAGGAGATCGTGCAGTGGGACGTGAAGCTGTGGGAATCGAAGTCGAAGCGGTACGTCGAGGACGTGGTGGACATCCCGTTCGAGGTCGTGGCCGAGGAGATCAGGAAGCGCGAGTGGGCGCACGAGCCGCCGCGCGACATCCACATCGGAACCCGGTGCGTCCGGTTTTGGGACGCGAGCGCCGACAACCCGTCGGGCGCCCAGTTCACCAAGGACGGCGTGCGCGTCTACACCGGCCACGACGGCGGGTTCATGAGCTGGCCTCGCCTGCTGGGCAACGCCTTCTGCGAGACCTACCGTGCCAAGTCGATGGCCCCGTTCTTCGAGGACACCTGGTACTGCCATACGAAGGACGAGTTCTGGCGCTTCTTCAGGAACGACACGCCCGTCCACTTTGAGAAGCGCACCGAGAAGGTGCTGCGCCGCGACCTCATTGCGGAGGCGAAGCTCGCCACGAAGCCCGCGAAGGGCGAGGACATGAGCGAACTGGACAGGGCCCTCTACACGATCACGCGGCGCAACGTCGTGGACGTGGTGGCACCGGTCATCTACCGCCCGGCGGGGAAGATCCGCGTCGCCGGAGTGGGGTCGGTCTTGAACACGTCGCTCATCACGGTCGTGAAGCCTGCCCCCCGCCTCGCGTTTGTCACGCCCGAGGACATGGAGAAGGTCAGCTGCCCCGAGTGCTACAAGAAGGACCCGTCGATCTGCGAGTGGGACAACCCGTTCGCCGTCTCCGGGTTCCCGCACATCCACCACTACATGACGGCCATGTTCATGCGCGGGCAGGGGACGTTCGACCAGTGGGCGGCCGACGGCTTCCCGCTCCACCGCCCGAGTGACGGCCAGCCGTTCGAGTACCTGAAGGACCCGCAGCTCATCCACCTCATCTCGTGGCTCTCGCACTTCTACTGGAACGCGGCGAAGATGTCCGAGGTTCCCTCCCCCGGTACGGTTCTCATCCTTGCCGGGCCGACCGGGATAGGCAAGTCGTTCTTCGCGACCGAGCTCCTCGGTCGTCTCATGGGCGGCTGGGACTACGCCGACAAGATGTACCTCGAAGGTAGCCGCTTCAACTCCGAGACGGTGAAGAAGCCCGTCCACGTCATCGACGACAAGCTCGGCTCCAAGACGCACAGGGACAGGCTCAAGTTCACCGAGGCGCTCAAGGTCGTCGCGGCGAACGGACGCGTCCGGTGCGAGGCGAAGTTCGGCTCGGCGGTCGAGGGGCTTCCGTGGCCCGGCAGGGTGGTGATCCTGTCGAACGTCGACTCGCAGTCGCTCTCGGTTCTCCCCGACCTCGACATGTCGACGAGGGACAAGTTCACCATGCTTCGCCTCGGCGGCGCCAAGTATTCCTTCGGCACCACGGATGAGAACCAGGCGTGGCTCTCCGGGGAGCTCCCGGCGTTCGCGCGGTTCCTGCTCGGGTGGAAGATACCCGCCGAGATAAGGGACGAGCGCTTCGGCGTCAAGGCCGTGCAGCACTCCGACATGGCGCAGGCGTCGGCGGAGAACGGGCTTACGCAGATCCTCGTCGACGTCCTCGACGCGTGCATCGAGGAGACGACGGGCACGAAGGACGACACGGAGAGGGGCGACGCGGAGGGCTGGATAATCGAGGGCCCCGCCGTCAAGGTCTTCAAGTGGATCAAGACGGTCGACGACGCGCTCGCGAGGGAGGTCATAGACTCGCGGACGCTCCACCAGAACCTGCTGACGCTCTACAAGAGCGGAGGCTACAACCTGGGGTACGACGAGCGGCTGCACCGCTGGTCGATCCCGTACGTGCTGAGGAGGCAAAAATGAAAAAATCCCCACAAGGATGCTTGACACCGACGTCGGCGTTGTGGTACAATACGCGGCCAAAGGCATGAAAGTGTTCATAGGCATAGATCCTGGGAAGGATGGCTGTCTTGCGATACTCGGGTATCGCGAGACCCCGATCCTCATCCCGTTCAGCGAGACGGAGTACGCGAACCAGCTGCGCCGCCTCGACTTCTGCAGGACGGAGGCGGAGAAGGATCTCGAGGCGATCATGCACGTCCCAAAGACCGAGGTCTTCTGCGTGGTCGAGCATGTGAGCGCCATGCCCGGCCAGGGCGTGACGAGCTGCTTCTCGTTCGGGCAGAACTTCGGTTTCATCCTTGGGCTGCTGACGGCGTTCCGCATCCCGTACGAGCTCGTCCGCCCGCAGAAGTGGAAGAAGGAGTTCAGCTGCACGAGCGACAAGAACACGTCCATTGAGGTGGCGCAGAGGCTGTTCCCCGGCGTTGACCTCCGCAGGACCCCGAAGTGCACCAAGCCGCACGACGGGATCTGCGAAGCGCTTTTGATGGCTGAGTGGGGGAGGCGGCACCATGGATAACCCCAACGAGTCCATACTCCTCACCGAGCACGGCACCCCGATCGGCGAGGTCGTCGTGGCGGACAACTCGTCCCTGCCGCCCGCGCCCACCGAGGCGTCCGTGGCGGAGAACAGGGAGGCCCTGCTCAAGTCGACGGCGGCCGAGCTGACCGGGGATCCCGACGGCGACAGGGCGGTCGCCGAGCTCTACCCGTCCTACGCGGACGCGGAGAAGCGCAAGAGCGCGATGGTCGCGTACGTGACGAAGGGCCTCGCCATACAGGACGTGGCCTCGCTCGTCGGTGTCCCCGAGCGCACCGTCTCCATCTGGGCGTACAACTTTGGGTGGGACCGGCTCCTCAGGCAGGAGCTCGCCGCCCGGCAGACGCAGAGCGTCATGGAGCTCGCGAAGGTGCGGGCCGAGAGGCGGACGCAGATCGTGAACGAGCAGCTCGAGCAGGCGAAGCAGCTGCGCGACAAGGCGATGGAGAAGCTCGAGGAGGGCGAGACCAGCGTCAAGTCGGCGACGGAGGCGTGGGCCGCGGCCGCGAAGGTCGAGCATACGCTCACGGGACTGTCGGAAGCCGGCACCGTGGCCAGCCTTGACGGGGAGGACCCCGAGAAGAAAAAGAACGAGGGCAAGCAGCCGCTCGTCATGGTGTTTCAGGGCGGACTCCCGCCCGTAAGGAGGCATGAGTGAGCTGGTGGCAGCTGTTGCTGGTCGCGCTGATCGCGATCGTGGCTATCGTATGCGGCATAGCGTTTGCTTTGAGGTCGTTCCTCACGGTGGGGTTCGACATCTCGTTTGACGATGAGAAGGAAGGAGACGACGATGGAAGTTGTTGACGAACTGATGACGCCCGGGTGCCCGCAGTGCGCGGTGAAGCACCTGTCCGCCGCCCTGTACCACAGGGCGAAGACCCTTGCGCCGGAGATGCTTGCGCCGGATCCGTACATGGTGTGCGTGTGCACCGCCTACATCAACCTCGTCGAGGTGAGGGCGGGGTACCTTTCGCATCTGTGGTACGCCGTCGGCGCGCTCGTGCGCGCGGAGGAGCACTTTGCCGTGGGGCTGGGCGAGTGCGTGGCGCGCGAGGCGAGGCTCCTGCTCGAGCAGCATGGCGAGGAGGCGCTTATCGACGCGCTCCGCTGCATCGAGGAGAGGACCGCGCCCACACATGCGGACTGGGCCGCCGCCCACTTTGATGAGGCTCTGCGCGAGCTCCCCGCCTACGCGGATATGATGACGATGAACAACATCGTCGAGACCATCGAGCGCATACGCAAGGAGTTCTTTGATTTCAGTGAGGCCCCCGCAGCCTCCGACACGAATGCGGAGGAAGGAGGTGAGACGGACATGACGAAGAAGGTTGCGAAGGCGGCGGCGAAGGCCGCGACGAAGGCGGTGGCCAAGAAGGCCCCGGCGAAGGCCGCGACGAAGGCCGCGTGCAAGGGCGGCAAGTGCAGCGGCAAGAAGTGCAAGTGAATCAACCGCCCCGCGCACCCGTGTTTCCTCATTGTTTGGCGGCGTGCGCGGGGCATCATGGAGAATCGAGATGGCATGGACATTCAGCATAGACTACGAGACCAAGGACGGAGACGGCGGCGTGCGCTACGGCAGCACCGCGGTCGCCGCCGAGACCTGTCACGACGCGCTCGTGCGGTTTCTCGATGAACATCCCGGCTCGGATGTGCGGGAGATGCGGAGGGTCAGGCATGACTGACGAGCTTGTGCCCCGCAAGGGGAGGGGCCGCCCCGTGCGCGGCATGGAGAACGGGCTCGACCAGCTCCCGGGCGCGCGCAGGGACACCCCGCGGTGCTCGGCGTGCGAGAAGTGGGTGGGGAGGCAGCGGTGGTGCCCGCTCCGCGCAGCCCCCAACAGCGGAAAGGGGCCGATGTGCAAGTACGGCATCGTGCTCCACAGGGCGAGAAAGCTCAAGGAGAGAAGAGATGGACATGGACAAGGATAGCCTCGTGGTGAACTGCGCCGTCCTGTGCGCCATCGCGCTGGCCGTGACGCTCATACTGGGACTCGTCGCGGTCATATGCCGGCACAACGAGGAGATGGCGAGGCTCGGGTACCAGCAGACCGTGGTGCCCGGACGGAGCTGCACCGTGTGGCAGAGGATTTCGGACGTTCGTCCGGAGGCGGGGAGACCCGCAAACTGAAAAACAAGGAAACCAAGATGATAGACGAAATACTGAAGATACAGTCACCCTGGATCCGCGCGCAGAGCAAGCTGAAGGCCCTCTTCGGCGAGGATCCGGACATACGCATCGAGATGGACGAGCGCAAGCCCTCCGTCACGCTGTACGTCGGGGACGCGGCCAAGGCCGACGCCCTCGCGATAATCCTGCCGGACCGCTGCACGTTCGGAAACGTGACGATGGCGGTCACGGTGAAGCCGGCGAACCCCGGCGCACGCACCGAGTTCGGCGGCACGGGCGACGTGCTCGCGGCGGCGTTCAAGGGGAACCCCGTCGTGAAGCAGCTCCGCCCGGTGTCCAAGGGGCTCTTCCGGAACCTTACGTACTGCGTGTTCCGGAACGAGGTCGTGCAGTTCTTCGACGACAACCTGGGCGACATCAACGGATTCTGCTCGACGCTGATGGAGGACATCGCGGACGAGCTCCTGCACAATGTCGACGACGTGTTCTTCTGCACGGCGGCAGGCGAGAAGCTCCAGGCCCCGCTCGGGGAGTGGCCCTGATCGAGGAAGGCGGTCCCGGCCGCAAGGCCGGGGCCTCCTGCGAGGGAGCGGACATGGCAAACGACACGCATGGAGCGGTGGGCGTCGGCTGGTACGGGTTCGACCTGGACGGCACGCTCGCGAAGTACGACGGGTGGAAGGGCATCGACCATATAGGCGAGCCCGTTGCCTCAATCGTCGAGCTCATGAAGAAGATGGTCGGGAGCGGCCTCAGGGTGAAGATCCTTACGGCAAGGGTCTCGCCTCGCACGAAGCCCGAGGACAGACCCAATCCGTACCTTGAGAACCACTGGTGCATCTCCAACCCGGCGGACATGCCGTGGGCGACGAAGAACCGGTGGACGGCGAGGGAGTTCATCCAGGAATGGTGCTGGCGCAACCTCGGGTTCGTCCCGGAGATCACGCACCAGAAGGACCACCTGATGCTCAACCTGTTCGACGACCGCGTGACGCAGGTCGAGCCGAACACCGGGCGGATCCTCGGACGCCTGCCGCCGGAGCTTGACCGGTTCTCGCGGAGAAGGGGGAGGTACGTCATGAAGACGTGCCCTCGGTGCGGGCATGAGCGGCTGATGTACTCCAGCGCCAAGCGTTGCGCGGAGTGCCGGGCGGAGCTCGCGAAGGAGGCGAACCGCAGATCGTACATCCGCAAGGCGATGCGCGGATGAAAACTCCACAGAACGCCTTGACACCGACGTCGGTGTTATGGTACAATACGCGGCATCAGGAGACAGAAGGTTTGAAGGGCAGGATAGACACGAGTGGAATCGAGCGGCGGTGGGTCGCCGGAGAGGACGACCGCATATGGCTGTCGAGATACAGTGGGCTCTCGAAGGCGCAGACGGACAGGGCCCTGAACGGGCTCTGGAAGCTCCTTGTCTCGAAGCCGCGCACGAAGTTCGTGGGGTTCGGGGTCTTCGAGTGGAGGCCCTGGAGGAACCGCATACCGACAGGAGAGTTCATAGAGACGTGGAGGCTCGCCTTCAGGCCGAGCCGCTACGCGAAGACGAAATACAAGGGAGAGACGAGATGACATTATCGAAAGAGACCGCAAAGGCGGCCGGACGGCTGCTTGGCGAAGTGATCGGAGACCTGATCGGCGGGACCGCCAGTCAGGACAGGGAGCTCCTGGGGCTTGAGCGCAAGCCCAGCGAGCGCAAAGGGAAGCCGACGTGCGAGGTGGCGCTTCTCACGCTCCGTTCGGACCTGGTGTCCATGCGCGAGCGTCTGCTGAAGGGGGCGGGGCGGAAGTCCACGCTCGCGGACCTCGACTATACCATAGACCAGCTCGACAACGTGCTGGGGGAAATGTGATGGAGGACGACATGCCGAGATACGTGCAGATGTGGCTCCCGGGCTTCGAGCCCAGGACGGAGCAGCCCGACCTTCCGGGGTTCGGGGCGAACGACGAGATCGAACCGAGCGTGAGCGACGTCGAGGAGACGCGATGAGCGTGCGGACACATGAAGGAGAGGAGACCGGTAATGGGCTTCTGTGACATCGGATGGGCCATCCGCGGCCTGAAGCTTGGACAGAAGGTGCGTCGCCGCGGGTGGCGCGACAAGCGCAAGTTCCTCTGGTTCAAGCCGCCGGTCCAGATACAGGCCGACTGGTGCAAGGACCCGAAGCTGAAGAAGCTGGCGGAGAGTAACGGCGGGTCGATCGACGGACTCGGGACGATCTGCATGTACCTCGAGGTCGACGGCGTCCCGACGATACTCACGGGATGGCATCCGACGCCCTGCGACCTGCTGGCCGAGGACTGGGAGGAGGTGAAGTGATGGCGGACGTCCGAGAGGCCAAGGAGCGCAAAGTCGCCCCGAAGGACGACAGCGTCAACCACCCGCACCACTACACGCAGGGCGGCATCGAGTGCATCGACGCGCTGGACGCGGCGGTGACGGGGTGCCCGCCCGACGAGGCGATCTGCGTCGCGAACGTCATCAAGTACGTGTGGCGCTACACGGACAAGACGCCTGTCGAGTCCCTGAAGAAGGCGAGGTGGTACCTCGACCGTCTCATCGGCAAGGTGGAGAGGAGGTACGCGACATGACGGTCTGGGCATACGTCGCGATCGTGTACGCCATCGGGTTCCTCGTGGCTCCGTTCGTTTGGTCATTGGTCGACGGGTGGCCGATTGCGCGCCCCCGTTCCGACAAGGATGAGATGGGCGCGACGTTTTTCATCGCGCTGTTCTGGCCGGTTGTCTTCGTTGTCTTGGGGCTGTACGCCTGGTGGGTGCTCTGCAGCTCTGCGGGGACGAAGGCGCACGATGCGCTCAAGCGTGAACTTGAAAAGGTGGCGCGCGGTGACTGACCCGGACGACATCATGCTGAAGCGGAAGCCTAAGGCGAACCCGCTGTACCCGGAGCCCGAGGTCCCCGAGGGCGCCCTGGCGCCCCGGGGGCGCAAGGCCCCGTCCGTCGTCCCCGTGGTGCGCGTCGAGCAGCGCGGGAAGCGGCACGGGAAGACGAAGGGCCTCGGCGTCACGGTCGGGGTGGAGGTGTCGTTTTGAAGACGAAGCCGTTCATAAAGGTCTGCGAGTCGGCGGTGCTCCGCGGCTCCGTGGTCGTGCTCTGCGGGCCGAAGGAGAAGCTCAAGAGGCTTTTCCTCGACCCGGAGATGTACAGGCAGTACGGTCTGCCGGAGAAGACCCAGCGCGCCAACTGGCGGAAGATCGAGCGGGCGGGGGACGAGGTCGGCGTCTGGTCGGGCGGCTCGCTCGGACTCACGCTCAAGGATGGAGGCGACGTGTTCGTCGTCCTGCCGGAGTGGGATTCGCGTGTGTTCGTGCACGAGGCGTACCATGCGGCGCAGGCGGTCCTGCGCATCATCGGCACGCAGGATGAAGAGCTTGGCGCGTTCCTCGTCGAGTGGCTCTTCGAGGAGCTGTGCTGGAAAGAGAAGAGAGGATAAAGAGATGAGCAAGAAGGACATAGGCGTGTTCGGGGATCCATCGTACCTCGTGCGCAAGTTCGACGACGTGGACCGGGCGGTGACGTCCAGGAAGTCCGCGATGTCGAAGCTGATCATGTCGACGGTCAAGGGGCTGTCGACCGAGAGGGACTACATGTACGTGTACCGCGTCATGAAGACGACGGGCAAGTTCGACGGAAAGCCCCGCACGAGCTACGTCGCGCACGTCGCGATGGGCCTCAACGGCCCCGGCAGGCAGGAGGACTACCTCGCCGCGATGCGCCGCCTCGTCATGTGCAAGACGGTGAAGATGCGCATACTCGACGCGTGGATCGACGCCGCGGACGACCTCGTGGACGTCCTCGTCGACTGCACGGACGCCGCGGATATGCTCAAGAAGGGGAGGGACGCATGAGCGACCCGAACCATGGAAAGGTCCGTATCGTCCGGCGCGCCGGGAATGACGGCGGCGAGACGTTCCGCAAATACTGCGGCCTCTCACCACACCGCCCCTTCAGTGGGGTGCGGAAGGCGTACGTGCGCGGAAGCGGCGTCACTGCGCAGACGCTCTATCGTGCGATCGTCGCACACGGAGGTCCGGCATGAGCTGGGGAAAGAAGATGCACACGCCGGAGTCGGCGAAGGGCATGTTCGACGGGAGGACGAAGGCTTCGCTCCGCGCGGAGCAGTCGCGCCTCCGGGCGAAGGACAAGCGCACCGCGGCGGAGCAGAAGCGCCTGAGGCGCGTCAACTTCGCCCTGCGCGCCAAGAACAGCTTCGGGAAGGCGAAATGATCGTCAGGCCGATAAAGAGGTTCGTCCTCCTGCTGGACGAGCAGGACGAGGCCGTGGAGGGCGGCGTCATCGTGATGCGCCCGCGCGGCTCGCCGTACCTCGACTACCTGGTGGTGGCCGTGGGGCGGGACGAGAAGGTGGATTTCGGGCCGGGCGACCGCGCCGTCCTGAGCGATCCGAACGCCGGAAGGCGCGTGCGCATAGACGGGACCATATACCGTCTCGTGCGCGTCTCCGACATAATCGCGGTCGTGGAGGGATGAAGATGGACGGCGAATGGACGGGAGGGTTCAGGGTCACGGTAGGCCAGTCCCCTTTCGCGAAAGGCGCGACGATAGCGTACATCTCGAGGGCGCTCCCGGGCGTGGACCCCGACGAGGGCACCACGGTGTACGAGGTGGACGACTATCTCGGGCTCGTCAACCTGGTCACGAGGACCGAGGACGTGGCGTGTGCGCAGGAGGTCGGGCTGGTGACGCCGGACGGACGGTACATGAGGTTCACGGGGCCGGAAAGGGTCCCGCCGGAGGCCATGCTGCGCAAGGCCCTGTCCGACGCGGGCCCGGGGCCCGCCGTGAAGCACACCGTGAGGATAAGGCAGGACCGCTCGAGCCCCAGGGGGCGCGTGGTCTCGGGGACGCCGGCGGGCGTGCGCATCGTGCGCGCGCTGCGGAGGCTGCACCCGGAGACGGACCTCGGCGACATCGCGGACCTTCTCGAGGAGCTGTGCGCATGACGGATCTTCTGTACGCGTACAGGGGAGGCGGCGACGGCTGGGATCTGCGCATGAGCCTCCGGTCGCACGCGGCCAACATGGCGAACATAGGCCGCGTCGTGGTCGCCGGGGAACCCCCGGACTGGCTTTCGGACGACGTGGTGCGCGTCCCGTGCGACTCGCCGCACCCGAGGAAGCAGCAGAACATCCTGCGCGCGATCCTGTCCGCCATGGCGGAGGGCGCGGTGACGGGCCCGTGCCTGTACGCGTCGGACGACCATTTCGTGCTGACGCCGTACGACGCCGACACCCTGCCGTGGTTCTCGCGGACGGGCGTGTGGGCGTCGCTCCCGACGGAATGGACGTTCCGCGCGGTGGGCTGGCGCATGACCAACTGGCGCGGTTCGATGACCGCGACGCGCGCGCTGTTCGACCGGCTCGGGTGGCCGGCGGACAACTGGAGCGGGCACTTCGACACGCACCTCGACGCGGTGGACCTCGCGACCGTGGTGAAGGTCGCGGGCGACCATGCGTCCACGCCGTTCGGCTACGAGCCGTCCTCGCTGTTCATCGCCGCCGCGCGCATGAGGGACCCGTCCATACGCGGGACGCCGATACGCGACAGGAAGCTGATGGCGGACCTGGGCGAGGGCGAGATCGACGCGTGGGCCGCGGACAGCGACGGCTTCGTGAGCGTGCTGGAGTCGTCCGGCACGCCGAACTTCAGGAAATGGATGGAGGCGCGGTTCCCGGAGCCGTGCAGATGGGAGAAGGCGTGAAACAGAGGGAAGTGTACATATCGTTCACCTCGATACCGGCCCGGCTGCCGCACATACTGGACGTCGTGAGACACCATTGCAGGCTCGCCGTGCGCCATAACCTTTCCGGCGTATGCCTTGCGCTCCAGGAGGATGCGGTTCCACACATGCCCGAGGGGATCCGTGAGATGGCGTGGGCGGGGGACGTCGAGCTTCTGACGGCGCCGAAGGACCACGGATCGAACACGAAGTGGACCCTGGCGCGCAAGGCCCACCCGGACGCCACGCTGATCGTGGTCGACGACGACCGGGCATACCCGGACTCGATGGTCGCGGACCTGCTCGGCTGGTCCTGGACGTTCCCCGGGAGAATCCTGTGCCGTGCGCTGCGCATGCTGGCCCCTGTCGGCAAAGGCGAGCAGATAAGGTACAGCCTGGCGAAGGGTAGCCCGGACAGGGCGCGGCTATTCACGAGCTTGAACGTGCAGGGCGGTCCGCAGCCCGTGAACCCGCGCACGGCCGTGCTGGAGCACTGGGCCGGGATGCTGTACCCGCCGGGGTTTCCGGACGCAGACCCGGCGGAAGCCGCAGAGAAGGCCCCGCACGACGATGACGTGTTCGTCACCGCGATGGCGTCGCGCTCCAAGACCGGCGCCGAACTGGTCCCGACAAGCGACGGGATGCTGTACACGAGAGACTTCTCGAAGGAGAACATGGCGATAGCGGAGTCGGCGTTGGGCTACGACAACCGGCTGCGCGGATGGTCGCGGACGCAGGATGCGCTGAACCGGCTGAGGGAGGACTTCTTCTGATGGACTGGTCGAAGTTTGACATGAAGCTTCTCCTTTCGTGCCCTAGATATGCTGGTCGGCTGTTGGGGGCCCTTGAGGAGCTCCGAAGGATCGAGTGCAACGCAACGGTGCTATCGAATCCCGACGTCCCCAACGACGCCGACGGATTCCCCCGCGGCCTGTTCGTCGCACACCGCAACGCGTACCGCAGTTTCCTGGGTTCTCCATGTCGTCGCCTGCTTGTCGTCGAGGACGACGTGCGGTTCCTTCTGGACACGGAACGGCTTCAGGCGGTGCTGGATGCCCTGCCGGACGATGCCGATGAGGCGAGACTTTGCTGGGGAGGGGCCCGCGGGGACGTGAGGGGCGCCGGCTTGTGGCACGAAGTGGAACGGTGCCGCGGCTCCCTGTACATGACCGCATGCTATTCGCTGTCCCGCCAGGCTGCGGAGGAATCCCTGGGCTTCTTCGATGACGTTCTGCACGGGCGCCGGGAACGGCTTAACATCGACCTGCAGGCCGCATGGCGCGCAAAAGACCGTAAGATCTACATTTGCAGCCCGCCGGCGGCCATTGTCACATCGTCGTCCGGCGTCAGCGGTTCGTCAGCGCGGGACGCTCTGCTTTCAGACGCCGCCTTCTGCGGTGTCGTAGAATCCGATTTTGCACGCTGACCCTTCTCCGCCACCTGGGCGATGACGTCCCTGAGCCTCTCGACGGCCTGCCGCTCCCAGTCGTTCTGGGGGGCCCCGGCCTCCAGCACGGAGCCGAGGAACTCGACGGCCTCCTGGAGCTGCTCGTCCGTGGGGTCCTTCACCGACGTGTCGAACGTGCAGATGCGGGCGAGTATCGTGCGCCTGAGCTGAAGCTCGTCATCCCGGTAGGCGGTGTCGCTGAAGAACCTCCTCTGCGCCTCCGTGGGCTCCGAGACTGGGTTGAAGCCCATCTCTTCCATGACGAGGCGGAACGCCTCGTTGAACGCGACGCACAGGGCGTCCTTCTTGTTCCGGAAGGTCGAGGGGTTGATGACGATGCGCGGGCCACCCTGCGGAGCGTGTTCTCCGCCCGTTTCGGGAATTGATTCATCTTCCGCGGGGCCGGTGTCGCCGCCCTTGGCGTCCTCGTGCACCTCGCTCTCCGCCTTGCCGGGGATGTACGTCTCCCCTTCCCAGCTTCCCGCGAGCGGAGCGTATTTCTGATCCCTCGCGTAATAGGAATCCGTGGAGAACGTGGGATGCGTGGGGAGCTTGCCGACATCGTTCATGTGGAGCCAGTAGCCTTCTTCGCCGTGGTCGAGGGGCGCCACAATCCCCTTGGCCAGCTCGGGGTCCTCGCGGGCGGCGAGGAACGCGCGCACGAAATCGTAGTCGCGGTTGTACTCCGTGTCGGTCCGCCAGTCTTTCGGCACGAGCGCCGACCGGGGCGTCACTTTCCGCCCGTTGTCAAGGGTCCACTCGCCCTTCGGATCGGCGAGCTCGTCCATCCAGGCTTCAAACTCTTTCCGCAGTTCTTTTGGCAGCATGGCGCGGTCCCTTTCATCGAACGCGATGCCAGTGCCTTTGATGTTCTTCGGGTCGATGTGCCCGTTCTTCGGGTGCCACCTGTAGGTCTCCCAGGTCCACTTGGACGCCTTGCCGCCCTTGGCGTCCTTCGGCGTCTCCATTGAGACGCTGTCAGGAACCCTGTTTCTCCTGTTCATCATCAGTCTCCCTTCTTTTCCACGTTTATGACCAACGGAAGCGGGTCTTCCGGTACGTTAGGGTTCCCTTCACGGAAAGCTGAACTCATGACTTGTTTACCATAGGACTCTGCGGATCCGGCGGTGATCTTTGCGCGAGAGTCAGCCGTCCGTTCGGTTACTCTGGACTGCCATTCATCCAGGCTTTGAGCGTACGTCTCTGGCACATATCGGAGTGGGAGCATGTCAGGGTCGGCCTGCTGTATGGCATGTACCATCTCATGGAGTATCGTAGTCCAAACGTCACTCTTTCCGTTTGTCTCCTGTCTCCAATCGGACTCACGGGAGATAGTGATCGCCCCATGTGCTCTGTCGATGGGTTGGGGGTTTCTGTAAGCATGGAAGACCCCGCGAAGTGGGTTTCCCTTGCTATCTCTGAGAAAGTCCTCCGATCCGACAGGTAGACTTGGCAACCAAGGATACGCTTTAGCGAGAACACGTCCTCCCCCGTGATCAGTGAAGTCTAAAACATCGCCTAGGGTGACCTTGTCCCCGTCAACACCGCCAAACCATCGGGTCATATTTGCTCCCCATAGTCGAGCGAGCCCGTCTTTCCTGAGCGGCGGGTCGGGAACTACTAAGCCTTTAGACGCCATTACTCCGCTGGCAAGCTCCCCAGCGTTCCGTGAACCTCCCGGTACTGCCCTGTCAATCGCTCTGGTTCCAGCAGGCCCTATAGGTACGACGCCAAAAAGCATTGGCACCCCCGCGCTTACAGCGCCTTGCTTCTCATCACCTTGACTCTCCCCGAGGTCATAGTAGCCCCCGGCTTCCGGGTGGTCCTTGAAGAACGCGATGTCCTCTTCCGTGTAGTCCTCTTCCCGGCTCACGACCGGGTACCCGAATATCGAGTCGGGCACCCTGTCGGTGGCGAGGAAGTTCCTCGACACGTCGAACCTGCCCGCGTAGCCGGCCTTGGACGCGGCCTGGTCCTTCTCTTCGTCATCGTTCCCGTCAGGCTGCATCCGTTCCGGCGGGCGCTGTTCCGGCATGAACTGATCGAGCGACGCGAGCGACACCTCCTCAGTGCGCTGGCGTTCCATCTGCGTGTTGAGCGGCGTGTAGTCGTGGTCCTGCCCGACGCCTGCGATCATGTTGGCGACGGCGGCGTCGCGCTCGTCCGCGGCGTGGTTCTCCATCTCGGTGGTCCAGGCCTTGATGTTGGCGTCGGCCACAGCGTGGGCCGCCTTTGAGATTCCGGGGTCCTCCGCCCGGTCTGCCGCGCGCTGCGTCTCCGTCGTCTGCCGGCCGATCGTCCCCATGGATGTTTCGGTCTCCACGGTCGGCGCGTTCACGTCGGTTATCTGGGCCGCCTTGTCGTCCGAAAGCGTGGGCTGGGCGCCCTCTGCGGACGTGTCCGGGGGCTTCGCCGCGGAGTCGGGCTGCACGGACACGGTGCCCCCGGCCGTCCGGCCCGGGTTGAGCGGCATGCCGGTGTCGGCGCGGACCTTCCTGATGGGATCGACCCACCGCCAGTTGCCGTTGATGTCCATCTTGCGCACGAGCCCCGACGCGATGTTCTGCTTGAAGGACCCGAAGGCGTTGACGTCTCCGCCGTCCTGCTGCACGGCGGCGGGCTTCTCCTCGGGGCTGCGCTGCACGGCGGCGGGCTTCTCCTCGGGGCTGCGCTGCACGGTGGCGGGCTTCTCCTCGGGGCTGCGCTGCACGGTGGCGGGCTTCTCCTCGGGGCTGCGCTGCACGGTGGCGGGCTTCTCCTCGGGGCTGCGCTGCACGGTGGCGGGCTTCTCCTCGGGTTTGGCCTGCGCCTCCGCGGCAGGCGGCTTCCATCTGCGGTTCCCCAGCTCGTCGGTGTACTCCGTCCACCCTGCGTCACGGCGCTGCTTCCAGAGCCCGTAGCCCGTGACGGGTGTGCCCGTCTGCGCGGCGAGCATGATCTCCCTGCGCTTCCTTCTCTCTTCGGCGCGCTGCGCATCGCGCTGCGCCCTTTCGACCGGTCCCATGATCATGGCCTGACCTCCGTTCTCGTCGCCTTCCACGTCCCCCACACCGCGGCGGTGTCCACAACGGTGTCCGTTCCGTATATCCTCGTCGGGCTCACGTGCCCGTAGGCGTAGCACCCGCACCCGAGCTGTCCGCTTGCGTACCCGGTCAGCCTCGCGTCGCTGGCGCCGCACCCGGCGAGCGTCAGGACGAGCGTGTTGTCCTCGCCGTCCGCGAGGGCGTAGCTCGGTGTCGCCTCAATCGAGAGGAACACGCTCGCCTTCCTGAACCTGCCGGTCCTGTTGTCGCCTATCGCGTGCCAGCCGACATTGTCCGTCTCCACGTCGTAGGAGACGTACTCCCCGCTCACCCTGTGCGAGCGGTTTTCGAGGGCGGTGAACGTGACGGTGGGCTCCCACGCCCCGTCCTTCACCGTCATCGTGCCTCTCAGCCTCTGCGTCCTGTACACCCGTTTCCCGAGCGACTGCGAGTTGTCCACGATGGCGGGGACGTGCAGGGAAAGCCACACGTCGTACACCGAAACCCGCGCGATGAGCGCGTACGGGGCCAGGATGGCCGCGAAAACCAGTCTTTTCATGTCAGTACTCCTCCCTTTCCGGCGCCTTAATAGGCATGGACGGCTCGCCGCCGAACGGGTCGCCCATCTCGCGCGCTATGACATCCCTGTACCGCCTGCGCATCTCCAGCGGCAGGTCCTTCCACGTCGCGCCCTTGCGGTCGTCGAGCTTCTTCTTGACGGACTGCAGGACGTCCGCCTTCCTTGAGAGTACGCGATTCAGCTGGCGGCAGACGCGCTCCACCGCCTTCACGTCGTAGTCGCCGTCCGCCTTCTCCGGGAGAAGCGAGAAGAGCCGCCCGTACAGCTTCGACGCGACCGTGCCGAGCGCCGTGTTGAGCTGCGCCTCCGGGTCGAGCCCGTTCCTTCTCGCGTCCTCGAGGATGTCGGGGAACCTGCCGGCGAGCATGCGCGCCTTCTTCTTGCCCCTGGACGGGTTGCGGTCCACGCCCCACGAGTACGCCGCCCTGTCGTTCCGCGCCCACGCCTCGACGGCTCTCTCGAGCCGCTTCTGGACCGCGGTCTGCGAGGCGCCCATCTGGACGGGGCCCACGATCGGCAGGAACCCCGCGTCGCCGAAGGACATCATCTGCCCCGCGGAGAACGGCAGGAACGCCTTGAGGAGGTTCACGGACGCCGAGTCGAGCGACGGGTTGAGCCAGCGCTCCACGGGGCCCATGTCGTCCCACGCGAGCCCGTGGTCCATGTACGTGAGGTTGCGCCCGAGGAAGCCCTCGATGAGACGCTGCGCGGGCATGGAGAGCTTTCCGGCGAACTGCTGCCCCGGCCTGTCGAACCAGCGGAAGAACTCCCAGCCCTGCTTGCCGAAGTGCATGTAGTACCTGCGCGCCTTCGTCTTCTGGTTGGCGGCGTCCTCGCCCCTGTAGTCCGGGACGAGCCTGTCGCCGAGCAGGGCGCCGCCCGCCGCGCCGAGCCACCCGAAGCGCCTCATGCCGACGAGCGCCCCGCCGATGCGCCCGGCGATCCCCGCGACGTCCTCGTGCCTGTGCACCGCCTTCATGAGCGGGGTTATGTCGAACGCGGAGAGGTTGGCCTTCCCCTCGTTCTGCCATGTGAACCAGCGGTCGTCGTCATCGTCCCCGCCGCCGAGGCACTTCGCGAACGCCATGGACGCCATCTGCATGAGGAGCGGGACGCCTATCATTATCTCGCCGTACATGCGCGCCCAGCGCCCGAGGATGTACTTCCTCTCCTCCCGCGTCGCCGAGTGCCCGCCGAACACGAAGTCCTCGATGACGTTCCCGCCGCCGGCCTCCCATGCGCCGCGGGTCCACTGCCAGGAGAAGAACAGGCAGTTGAGGATGTTCCGCATCGCGGGGTGCGCCCATGCGTACCGCCTCTCGTCGATGCCGCCCACCTCGGCGTTCACGTAGGACGCGTACTTCCTGAGGTCCCTTATCGGGTCGAACGCCTTGCCGCGGACCTGCGCCTCGTGGCGGAGCTTCATGGCGAGCTGGGACACCACGGCGAGCTTGGTCGCGTTGAGCGCGTACCGGAACGCCTTGTCGCCGGGGCGGATGAGGACGGCGTCCGCGAAGTTGCGGAATCTCCGTACGACGCCGGGCGCCCACCCCGCCTTCCGCATGAGGCTCTCGAGGCTCTTTATGTCGTTCGCCACGATGGCCTTCGAGTGCTCCATCGGGTTCACGAGGTCGTCGGAGTACGAGAGCCCCAGCGCATGCACCCACGACACCATCTCGGCGAGGAACGGATCGCGGCTGTCCATCATGTCGCGGTAGTCCCTGAAGCCTATGAAGTCCTTGGTGATCCAGCCCTTGCCCTTGAACACGTGCCCCTGGAGGAAGTTGAATATCTCAGGGTGCTCGCGCACGAAGTCGGGGCCTCCCTTAACGTTGCCCATCAGGGTCGGGATCGCCCCTATCGCCCCTATCGGCGACTCGAAGCGCGTCGCGAGCGGGAAGAAGAGCGAGAACGCGACGGACATGGACTTCGACCAGCTGAGCGCCCTGTGGATGTTTTTGCGAACCGCGAGGAAGCTCTGCGCGCGGCCCGAGTCCACGAACTGCCGCATGTACCCGACGGCCTCGCCCTTCGCGAGCGCATTGATGGCGGACGAATCCTCCCCGAGGTTCTCGTCCTCCATGCACATGATGCCGGTGACGGACGCCAGCTCGCCCCTGTCGCCGTCGAGCGGCACGTACCGGTGATGCCGGTGGTCGCCGACGCCAAGGGGTATGCGCCAGTGGCCAGTCCGCCCTCCCTTGTCCCCGATCTCCCCGAGCCTGTCGTAGATGGCCTGGGCGTTCTGGACGCCGGACTTCCCGGGGTCGTACCTGAGCCCATGGTACGCCGCCCACCACCGGGCGATCTGCTCCCAGCACTGGTCGGGGATCCCCGACGTCGCAGCGGCGTCGTCCGCCGGGCGCATGTAGTAGACCGGCGATCCGTCCGGCGCGGGCGTCGTCATGAGCGACATGAACGTCCCCCTGTGCGCCATGGCGTTCGTGACGCCCTCGGCGGCCTTGCGCACCATGTGCCCGAGCTGATGGTTCGCGGGCAGCGTCCCGTAGGCGCGGTACATGGCGGCGGGCGAGCATCCGAGCCCTCCCGTGAGACCCGAGGCCGCCCTGTGCTCCTGGAACCTGTCGATGCACGCCTGGAGGTCGATGGGGACGTCGCGCGCGGTGTCCCCGGTCGCCTCGAGCTCCGCGCGCTCCACCATGAGGCGGTACGTCTCGTCGTGTATCGCGGCGAGCGTCGGGTTGGGCGGAAGGTCGATCCCGTACCGCGCCGTGCGGTCCGCGTACTTCCCGCCGGGGCGGAAGTCGCCGGCTATGAGGGCGCGCTTCAGCTCGACGAGCTCGAGGTCCTTTGCGCCGATGAGGTCCCTGAACACGGACAGCGTCGTGTGCTCCTCGCCCTTCGCGGCGCGGAGCTGCGCCTCCGTCCCCGCGGGTGCGTCGCCGATGCGACGTCCGTTCGCGAGCGACGTGACGGCCGCGAACCACCTCGACTCCATGTCGCCGAGCGAGTCGACGTGCGTCCTGCGGTTCTCCGCCCTCGCCGCGCGGACAGCGTTGTACATGAAGACGCCCGTCCCCTGGAAGAACGGCAGTGGCGTCCCGAACGCCGTCAGGTGCTTCGCGTCGCCCTGCGTCATCCAGGGATGCTCGCGGACGAACCGCGAAAGCCGGTTCCACCTGTCGCGCATGGGCGCGATGAGGGCCTCCGGCGTGAACATCGCCTCGACCTCAGCCTGTGAAAGGCCCGTCTTGGCCCACCTTTCGGGTGATGTGATCTTCCTGTACGCCTCCGTCCCCTTGAACCACTCGAGGATGCGGTCCGTGCCGAGCCTGACGACGCACTCATAGGCGCGCCCGTCCTTGCGGCGGCGCGCGACGACGAGACCCTTCGACTCCAGCTCCTCGATCACTTCGGCGTTGAAGTCGAACGACTCGTACCGGATGCGCTCGTCGTGCGAGAGCGTCGCGGCGTCCGCCTTGCGGCACAGCTCCGAGTACTCGTCCGCCACGCGCTTCAGCGCCGCGTGCGCGGCCGACGCGAACTCCTCGCCGAAGTTCATCTGTCCGCCGAGCAGATTTCCGTGCAGCTGGTGCGGCATGCGGTGCACGGTCATCTCGAACCGCGACATGTACTCCTTGCCGCCGAAGAACTTCCTGTCGCACGAGCCGAGCAGATCGCTCCACTTCGCGGGGAGCAGCGCGTCGTTCTGGCGGAACGTAATGCGGTCGAGCCCGGTGATGACATCGTTCCAGCCACCCATCTTGAACGCGAGCGCCTTCTTGAACCAGTCGACGTCGCGCACCTCGTCCTCCGTGAGCGAGATGCCGCATGTCACGCGGTTGTACGCGTCGAAGCCGACGAGGCGTCCCTTGCCGCCGAGGAACTTCACGCTGCCCGAGTCGACGGCGAAGCGTCCGCCCCTGAGAACCGGGAGCAGGAGCTCGTTCCCCGGAAGCATGGCGTCCCCGAGGGCCCACGCCTGCCAGTTGTCGAGGTCCTTGATCTCGTACATGAGCCCTGCGTACTCGTGTCCGTCTGCCCTGACCGCGTCCCCGAACTCCGTTGTCCCGAAGCGCGGGCGGATCGTCGACGCGAGGTACGCGTCCATGTTGTCCGCCACGAAGAACGGCTGGTCGTAGAACTCGACGAGACCCTCGTTGTCCAGGAGGTTCGACTCGCCGATCGCGTGCGTCGCGAACCACTCCGCCGGGGACTGTGCTGCGGCGATGCGGTTCTGCTCGCGGATGCGGCGCTCGAAGTCGAGGTCCGCCTTCGACGGCGGCACGAAGCCGAGCTCACGGTGGAACTTCACCATCGCCATCGCCCGGTACAGGGCGCCGAACGTGAGCTTGAGCGCGTCCTGCGCGGCGCGGTACGACGGGAGTCCGGCGTTCGCGGCGTCTATGGCCCCGTAGACCTTCAGGTTCTCGTCGGTGGCCTGGTTGTCCGACGTCCCCCTGTCCGCGAGGACGTAGTCCATTATGGACCCGTCCACGTCCCTGCCCGAGAACTTGACACCGGGGGCGAAGCCCTTGATGAGCCCGTCGATGGCCTGGGTGGCCTTCGTCAGCTCCCCGATGTATGATGACGGGTCGGACAGCGTCTCCTGGAGCCGGTCGAGCACGCCGCGGCACGTCACGGCGAGCGGCTCCACGTCGGGGTCGTTGATGTGTTCGAGCGCGTTCAGGCTCTTCACCGTGTCGGCCACGATGGACACGGGGTCCACGCCGCCGGACGCGAGGATCCACGACGACACGTCGTATGCGGACGCGTGCCACTTGCGCTCGGGGGCCTCGCCCTCGGCGCGCAGGAACGCGCGCTCCTTCGCGCCCGCGCTGTCCGTGACGACCATGCGGTCGAGCGTCTGCGCGGCGCACAGGAGAAGCTCGAACGCAAGGCGATCCTGGAACCTGTCCGGGGAGAACTTTCCGAGTGCCTCCGGGTTGAGCACGGAGAGGGCGTCGCGGAATCCGGCGACGATGACGCCCTTCGCGCTTTCCGTCAGCCTCGACGCAAGACGCTTCACGTCTCCGCCGAACAGCTTCGATTTCAGCATCTCGGTGTCGTACGGCAGCGATTCCTTGAGCTTGCCCGTGCATATCTCCGCGAGCGTGCGCCCGGCGCCGTAGAACGGGAATGTCTCGGACCCCACGGGCGGAACGCCCACCGTCACGGCCAGGTTCGTCTCTGCGACCTGGTCCAGCTGCGGGCTGCCCTCATTGTACGCCCGGGCAAGATCGGTGAAGCCTGCCTCCAGGCTGCCGCCCATCTTGGCCAGTTCGCCGAGCACCGAAGACAGCGCTTCGGCGTCGAGCGCCCCTTCCGCCGACAGCAGCTCGACGGCCTTGGCCTTCAGTCTGTCATACCTGCCCTTGACAAGCGGACCGACCTCGGGGTCCGGATGGGGGGCGACGCCCAGCTCCTCCGCGGACAGCTGGATCCTCTTTGTCATGAAGTCGATGGCTTCCCTGTGCGTCGCCGGTCGGATGCCCTCTTTCAGCCCGCCGTCCTCGCCGTAGTCGTCATCGGTCAGCTCGCGCGGGACCCACACGCCATCGGCGGTCCTCTCGACCACGAGATCCGACGGATTGTCCCATCGCAGCCGGGTGGCGATGTCCGCGGCCGTCCCGAGCTCCACGTCGGCGAGCCCGACACCCTCGGGCTTCACCCCTCTGTCGATCTGACCCCGGACGTCAAGACGCTCCCCGTCCATCACCGCCACGCGCTCCAGCTCCGCGATGCGCTCGTTGGACCTCGCGGCGACGCCGGCGGTGACGAACGAAAAGAGGAGCTCTTCGTTGCGGGTGAACTTGCCCTCCGCCGCGGTCTCGCCTCTCCGGTAGCTGAACCCGTCCACGATGGACCGCAGCAGCGCGGCGATGGCGTTGAATATCTTCCTGAAGACCCCTTCGACAGCCTTGGTCTCCCGGGTCTCGGTGCCTTTTTCGACCCACTGCCTGTACCGTTCGGCCGCGCGTTCCTCGTCGAACAGCATGCCGCTGCCGGGCGGCGGCTTCCCGAACGTGTCCTGCAGAGCCCTTATGTCCGCGACGGAAAAGAGCCCAAGGCCGCGGAACATGGCCATCATCGAGTGGAAATACTCATGGTAGAGCTGGGTCTCCTGCTTCGAGCCGGCGATACGTATCGCGCCCGTGAGGACGCGCATCCCCTTCCCGGTAACGGTGAACACGGGCCGGTTCGCCGACGCTGCGCCCACGCTGAACCGCTTCACTATCGACTTCCTCACGTCCTCCGGGAGGGCCAGGAACGCATCCGCCGACGTGACGCCCATCGCCTTCGCGGCGTCCGTCCCCGCGAACGACGCGGCGTACGCGCGGGAGCTCGCGAACATGGAGACCTGCTCGTCGGTCTCGACCGACATGAGTCCATCGTCCCCAATGGAGACGCAGATCGCGATGCGCTGCGTCTTCGGGGCGCCGCCGGTCACTCCGCCGCGCAGGCTGCCCTCGAGGACGAACGAGTTCTCGCCGGTGTACCGCACCGTCGCCCAGGACCCCGCGAGCGCCTGGAGCGCCTGTGCATGGCGCTTGGCGACTTCGGACGGAGTGACGCCCTCGGGGAGCTTCGGGGAGGGGGCGTTCCTCGCGGCCTCCTCGCGGATGCCGCCAACATTGAGCCTCCCGGCGACGTCGGCGACGAACCCGTCGCCCGCGAACACGTCGACGACGGAACGGTGCTCCGGGTTGGAGCGGCCTGCACCCCCGTATCTCGGGTCGCCGTTCTCGTCGAGCACGGGGGGCGCCGCTTTGTCAACGGGTGCCGTCTCCGCACCGAGGTAGACGTCCACGAGGGGCCTGCACGCATTGTCGTTCGCGACCTGATGGCGCGACCATTCGCCGTGGACCCCAAGGAGCGGAGCAAGTGAGCGCCCACCCACGGTGGCCTCGCCCGTCGTCCTGTGGACGATAGCGGTGTACACGGGAAGGATCTCCCTGAACATGCGATACGGCGACACGGGGCCTATCGCCTTCACGATGCGAATCGCCTCCTCGACCTCGGCGTTGAGCTCCCTGGCCCCGTCGCCGCCATACTCCTGCATGAACGCACGGAGGTTGGCTTCGGTGAGATCGAACGATGCCGCGGAGGTGTTTCCGTTGATGCGCTCGCGGCGTCCGGAGAACGCACGCTTCTTCGCGTCGTCCGACACGATAGCCGCGACTGCTTCGCGGGCCAGCGCCGCGGCGGGGCCCTCATCGCCCTGGAACCGGGGCTGGATCACGTAGAGCGGATTGGCCGAGGTGTCGCCGTCGGGATAGCGTGCCACGCTGTACGGGCCTTTGGCCCCGGACCGCGCCTCCGACGCCGGGTACCTGCCGTCCCTCCTTTCGGAGAAGTACGCGAACGCGCTCATGGGCGCGCCCCTGCGACGTCCTGCGGCGTCCGTGGGGGCGTAGTGCTCCGTGGACGTCGACACGAGACGGTACATGACGTCGAACAGGGTGGCGACGCCCCGCATCATGCGAAACACGGCGCCGTCCGGATCGGTGTCGACGCCGGGTCTTGCCTGCGCCTCCGCGATCTTGCGGAGGGTGTCGAGGACTTCCTTCGGGCTCTTGCCCGGGACGGACTGCAGCGCAGCGAGGAGGAACAGCTTCGTCTGCGCGGCGGACTCGCGCTCCATGCGGTCGTAGGACGCATCCGACATCGGCGCGAGGTCAAGGAGCGCACGGTTGACGGCCTCGAGCGACTCGTCGCCGGGGACGGTCAGGTCCGATATGCTGGACTTGAGATCCTCATGGACCGCGACTGCGGCGTTTGCGCGGGCAAGCACCGTCTCGACGCCACCGCCGATGCGGTACGCGGCGAGCGTCGCCGCGTGCATCCTGGCGAGCGCCCGCGTCCTTTCGTTGAACCATAGCTCACCCTCGGAATGCTTGACCAGCGCGCCGGCATTGTCGAGGAGCGGCAAGCCGCTCTTCACCGCCTTGGCGAGTCTGTCCCCCGCGGACGTGTTGCCCGGGTCGGCCGCGAGGTAGTTGAATGCGTTGCCGCCTTCGCGGGCGTCCTCGAGCTGCTTCCGCTTCTCGCTGTACGAAAGGTAGTCGACAAGGGCCTCGAGGAGTTCGGGGGTCCGCGCGTCGAACTCAGCCTTCGTGATCTTGCGTCCCTTGAGCGCCTCGGCGATCTTGGCGGGACTGTCCGCCTTTACGCCGCCTGCCACCTTGAGAAGATGGAAAAGCCCGCCAGGGGCGGCGTCGCTCCGGCGTCCGCTGTACGCCAGAAAGCCGTACGCATCGGAGTAGGACAGCCTGTTCTCGAGAGCCCGGCCCTCGTTCAGCCGGTCGACGGCGTCCTGCACGAGCGCCACCACGGCCTCCGAAGGCTTCGTCGGGTTCGCCTTCAGCTCGCCAGCGGTCTTGGCGGTCTCCCACCCGTCCTTGCCCTGGCGGAGCCCGAACGCAAGCGCCCAGCGGTTCGGGTCTCCCTTGCGCCGCTCCCCGAACAGCGCGTCAAGCGCGGACTGGAAGCCTTCACGGTCCGTCTCGTCCGCCGCGACCATCATGTAGTACCGCGAACCGTAGTTGTTCACGCTGTTCACGTACCGGACGAGCGTGTAGCGGAGCGCCAGTTCACCCGTCACCGGGGCTCCGGCGTCGCCGCGCAGCAGGTCGGCGACGAGAACCGGCATCATGCCGTTCGTCCACCCGAGACGGGAGCAGAGCTGTTCCTTGATGTCGTCGAACGTGGCGTTCGATATGCCGTCCACGATGTGCATGAAACGGAGCCACCTGTCCGGGGTGAACCTGTTGCCGAACAGCGTCCCGGCGCCGTTGGCGTACCGTCCGCTCATGTATGCAAGATGGAGGGCACGCGCATACGCCACGATCTTGCCGCGGGCATCCGCCGCATCGTTGGCCTGCGCCGACACGAGCGCCGCGAGCCCCGGCTCGTTGAGCCTGTGGCCGTTCCGGAGCGTCTTCCGCGCACCTGGACGCCTGGCGCTCTCGGTCATGCCGAGAAGCTCCTTGCGCAGCGCGTCGCTTCCCGGGAACGCCGTCGTCGGCATGGAGACCGGTCCGTCCAGGAACGACTGGCGGCGGTGTCCGTCGCGCTCCGGCACCGGAAGGCGGTGCGCCATGTCGAAAAGGTGCCGCACGAACGTATTGCCGACGGCTTTCCTCGCGTCGGTCGAAATCTTGCGTTCCACGGCGCCGGTCTTGGGATCCACCGTCTCCTCGACGAACCCTGCGTCCCGAAGCTTCGCGTAGACCTGTCCGCGGGCCTCCGCGCCGAGCTCGCCGGCTGAAGCGAAGAACTTCGGATTGACGTCGCCGAGCGGGATCCTCCCGTCCTCGAGCAGGCTCACCCGGCCCCCGTCGGGGACGAGCCAGTACACCTTCGTCTTGTCACCATCATGGTCACACCCGAGTATCTCGTTCGTGACGGGGTCCGGGGCCACCATGGCGTCCTCGCCCGGGATGAACCGCCCCTTCTGCCTGGGGTGCTCGCGCTCCGTGACAGGCACGCTCGCGCGCACGACCTGGAGCCACTGGCCTCCGTTGTACGACGGGGTGCGCGGGATGCCGAACGCGGTCCCGCCGAGGAACACGTGCCTTTCGCCCTTGAGGTTGTGCACCTTGTCGTCGTCAATCTGGACGGCGGAGCGGTCGAACCTGCGCCCACCCCTCCCGTCGTCCACGAACAGATCCTCGAACCCGATCTGCCCGATGTCCTTGCCGTAGTCCGAAATCTTCATTCCATGGTGGTCGGTAAAGCAGGTGGCGAGCCGGTCGCGGATCTGCGCGGCCATCGTGTCGTCGCCTCTCTGCTCGGCATCGCGAAGCTGTGTGAACTGGCTCTCGAGCATGTCGAGACGCATGCGGTCCGTTATCTTCGCCGGAACCTGCGGACGCTGCACCCCGAACGTCTCGTCGAACCGGTCCTCCAGCGCCGTCTGTCCGCCCGCACCGAAGAACTCCCCGTCGAACGCGGCCTCATCCATCCACCAGCCGTACCGGAAGCCCCTGTCGTTCACGTTCACCGCGGAAAGGGCGAGCCTGCGGCTGAAGCCTTCATATGCGCCGCCTCTCCGCGTCTCCTCCTCCGTGAACAGGACAGACCCGAGATTGATGTCGTGCATCATCTCGGAGTCCGAGAGGTTGGAGAACAGCGGAAGCCCCGTGCTGTCATCGTAGCGTATGCGCCCGGCCCTGTCACGGAGCACCGTCACGCCGGCGCCCGCCGAGACGAGCGGCATGTCCGTTCCCTCCATCGGGATCGACAGCTGCTTGCGCATGGCGGCCCATGCCGTCCGGAAAAGCTCCTCCTTCATAAGTGCGCCGTTAGGCGCTTCGCCGGCCTCGACAAGCCCGCGCAGGCCGGGGGACGACGCCGCCAGCGATGCGACGATGTCATCGGCCCCACAGATCGCCGTCGCCGCGAGGCCCCAGTCGGCGACGAGGTCGAGAAGCCCCGCTGCGGCGGAGTCGTCGCCACGGAGCTGCGCCTCCACGACGGACATCGTGATGGCGTCGACCACGTTGTTGCGCGGAGTGCGCATGGAGCCGGGCCTGGCGCCGTGCGACACGTTCGCAACGTTGTACGACGTCAGGTTGTCATCCACGTACGAGATGTCCACGGTGTCCCCGCGCAGCCCCTCGACGACGGAGAGCTTCAGCCCCGGAAGGAGATCCGACAGCTTCGCCGGGGGTTTGGCCCCGTCGGAACGCCTCTGCGCATCGAACGTCACCTTGCCCTCGAAATAGGCATCCGCGTCAAACCCGTCAGGGATCGCGAGCTTGCCGTCCTTCCACAGATCCTTGTCCTGCTCGATGGTCTCGACGACGAAGTCGAGGATGTTGCGCCCGCCGTTCACCGTGATCCACTTCGACATGGCCGGGCCCACCTTGTACGAATCGAGGTCGGTGAGGACCGCGGTGTCTATCGACTGGTCGATGCCCTTCATTGCATGCTTGAGAAGCGCCTGCTTGCAATCCCCGTCCAGAAACTTCCCGCGCGCGTCCTCGGGCGATATGCAGAGCGCCTTGAGAAAAAGGAGGTCGCGTCCGCCCGACGACATGAGGTGGCACTTGAGGGTGCCCGTCCCCCGAAGCTTCGCGCACTGGCGCTGGCGGTACGCGCCGTACCCGGCCAGGATGACGTTGCCCTTCAGCTCCTCGTTGCCGTTCGCCCCGTCTTTGGCGATCCGGGCCTCCCTGCGGGACCGGTAGTTGCACGTGATGTGGACCGTGCAGTGCCCGAACTCGGGCTTGCCGTCCCTCTCGCGTACCCCGGTCATGGAGAGCCCGGCCTGCTCCAGGGACGACAGGGCGCTGCGCTTCGTGTCGTCGCCGAGGAGATCAAGTCCGATCGAGTCGCTCACGAACCTCGCCGCATACTCGTACAACTTCGGGTAGATGCGGTCGCGGGCGGCCTTCATGGTCTCGCCCTTGAACTCCCTCCCTTTGCGTTCGCCCCTGACGGCGGCTCTCGCAAACGTCTTTCTCGCATCCGCAACGAACCTGGGGAGCACCTTCCGCGGAAGCTGGATGAGCACGGACGAAGCGTGGTCGCCCGCGTACACCGGCACGAGGTACGTGTCGTTCTCGCCCGCCTCCACGAACTGCCGCCGGCACGCCTCGTATATCTCGTCGGCATGGTACGCCGCGGATATGCTCTTGGCGAGGATGCGCGTCCCGTCCGGCCAGACCATGTCCTGGCGGCAGCGGGCGAGGACACGCTCGAGCTTCTCCGGAGTGTCGACATCGCCGGCGAAGAACTGCTTCACCAGCTTGATGAAGCCGGCTTCAGAGTCCATCCACCGCGACAGGATCGGAATGACGCCACGTGACGTGATGGCGACGGACGACTCGTCGCTCGACCTGCGCGCATCGACATCGGCGCGCATGATCGTCTGCGGCTGCGACGCCGCATAGATGGACATGAGCGTCGCGATCGGACGGTCCACCCTCGACGACTTGTCGGGGAGCGTCGCCAGGTTGCGCGTCGACTCTCCCGTGGCGAACAGCGCGACCGAGAACGCCTCGGCCTCCTCGTATGTCACGGTATGGTCACTCTTGAGCCCACGCCCGAGAAGCTTCAACCCATCCACCACGCTGTCGACGAGGGAGACCGATCCATCACGGCGGGACAGCGCCTCGGCAAGCGGGCGCACAAGTCCGCTCATGGCGCCATGGTACTTCTCGCCCCGCCTTGCACGCCTCTTCCTCTCCTCTTCCTCCTCGCCACAGACCCTTCTGAGATAGGCCATCATCGCGTCAGAGCGAAGCGCAAGGACCACAGGGGCATCGTCCCCGAGTATCTCAAAGGGGTTCCCCTTCTCGTCCACCGACCTCGCCAGAATGTCGGCAACCGCTTTCCTGTTGGCGTCAATGACGCCCAGACACACTTTGAGGTCGTCTCCCGGATCGGACTGCCTCTTCTTGGGATCTCCGACGAGCTCGGTTCCCTTCGCGGACTGCGCAAGCGAGTTTCCCGCCTGGTATGCCCTGCTGGACGCACCGCCGATGAACCTTCCGAACGTCGCCGCCGCGACTGCCGCCGTCACGCGCGTGGAGTGCGTGGCCGCCGATCCCATCGTGGGAGGGTTGCCCTCCTTCGACCTGTCGACGCGCCGTACAGGGTCACACGCTGCTGCGTTCCCTATGAGCTGTGCGAACCTCGCCCTGTCGGCGGGGGCCATCGCACGAAGGTAGGAGAGGAGAAACCCGATACGCGGAGACATCTCAAACGATTCCCTGACATATCCGTCGAAGCTATCGCCCTCAATCACACGGTCCACGATGTCGTGGAACACGGCCTCACGCTGGTTGTACGACGTGAGCCTGACGCCATTGTGCTCCGTCAGGGCGCGCGGCTCGAGCAGCGTGCGGAGAAACCCGTGGAGTCCCTCCGCGCCAGCGGACTGGCGCACGGTCTCGCGAAGCGATCCGAGGAACGCCTGGAGGTTGCCCGCCGACGCCGGTGCGACAAAACGGGCCAGCTTCAGGAACGTGCGGAGCGCCTCGTTGCTGAGCTCGTCCACCGCACGACGCGCGATCGCCTGGTTCTCAGATGACGTGTCGGCGCCCTCGTTCTCGTCCTTGTCCTCCTCGATATACGTGAAATCGAAGCCCTCGTCCGCAATCTCCGACCACGGCTTGGCCGTCGACTCCACTCCGGCGAGCGTGTCCGTGAGCACAGCCATGATCTGCGCACGGTCATACGCGGGGAGCATGGGGAACATGCGGTGCATCATGCCCGAGAACCGCTCCGCGGTGACGTTGGCGTCAGGGTCCTCGGCGAGCAGTGCGCGCAAGACCACGGAGAACGCGGCGCGCGACTCCCTGCCCGTGAGATACGTTCCGAGCAGAAGCCCGTCGTCCGCAAGACGCACCCCCTGCGCAAGCGTCGTCGCCCCGGTGTAGAGCACGTTCTCAAAGACGGGGAGACCCGATGTCTCCGTGCTGACGCTCGGGTAGGAGCTGCTGTCCGCCTCCGTGGCGTCGCCGCCTTTCAGCCTCCGCCCCCCGAGCCGGCGCCTGCCGGAAACGCTGACGCCCTGGGACTTCGCCTCGTCGTTCAGCTTCCGCGAGGCGTCCTCGCGCACGGCCTCGGCCTGGGCGATCTCCTTCAGCACCTTGTCGAGCGCAAACCGTCCGCCGTCGATCACCGCATGGAGCGCATCCAGCTGGGCCTGCTCGCTCTTGCTGAGGCCAACCCTCTCACGCTTGCTCTCGAGCGCACTGGCCAGCTCATGGTGCCTGTTGAGCTTGACCGTCAGATCGTTTTTCTGCGCCGTGAGCTCCGTGGTCTTCCTGACGGCGCTGTTGAAGCTCTCGACGTACTGTGCAAGCGACCTGCCGCCCTTCGTCACCTCGTCCACGGCCTTCGCGATGTCCGTGCGCTCTGCACCTTCAAGACGGACAGCCGTGGAGACGGCGCGGGAGATGAACGCCGCAAGGTCCGCACCCTTCAGCCCCGTGTCCTTGGCGAGCTGGTCCATGAGATCGCCGAACTCGCCGTAGCTTCTCGGCTGCCTTCTCGACCTGTCGCCCGTCTGGTGGAACTTCAGCGCGGGCCTTCCCATGCTCATCAGCTCACGGTTGCACTGGTCGAGAAGGACGTTCACGTCGACACCGGCCGGCGCGGATCTCGCGAAAAGCTCTCCATAAGACTTGGAGTCGTTGAGGTACGTGCGGGCGAGCCCGCCGAGCCCGCGCGAATCGTCACGCGTCTCGCCCTGCGGGGTGAGCAGCTCGCCGAGGAACCCGCTTCCGCCGAGCGCCACGTCGACACAGCTCATGAAAGCGGGGTAGTGCGGGAGGCTGCGGGCGTCCTCCGCGATGGCCGCGTACGCGGCGACACGGGGAATGCGGCCGTACCCGTCGTTCTTCAGGCGCTCCGCGCCGAACAGGCACAGCATGTGCCCGAGCTGCGCGAAGACGTGGGGGTTCATCCCGGCGACCCTGTCGTTCACGTCCACCGTGCCGTCGTCGTTCCGGACGAGCTCGACGCGGGACGTCGCCGCGAAGATGCCCTTGCGGAGGTCCATGAGATCGGACTCGAGAGGCTTGTCCCCGCGGTTCGCGGCGTCGCGCGCCTTCACGAGGCACAGCCTGTCAAGCTCGTCGATGAACTCGCTGCAGCCCTTTCCGAACGCATCGCGCACCGCTCTCGGGTTGAGGGCGTACGCGCGCATGATGCGCACGTTGGCGAGAGCCTCGCGGTAGTCTATCTCGCGGGTGAGGTCGACGGGGACGTACATGTTCCCGTCGCGCCCCATGAAGTCGGTGAGCCGGACCTGGTACGCGCCTGCGGCCCGCCTGCGGCCCGAGACCAGGCCCAGCGTGCCCGTCGTGCTGACCCCCGCCGAGCGGAGCAGCCGCTCGCCCACCGTGACGAACCCCGTGTCCTCGCCGTACAGGGCCTGCCACGCGGCGTTGGCCGCGGCCTCCTCCTTGCGGAACTCGTCTCCGGTCATCTCCGGCCTCGATGGACGGACGAGATGGTCCCCGTCGGTGCGCGATGCGAGCTCCACAAGCCTCTCGAGCTCCCTCTCCGCATCCTCTTCGCTGCGGAGCCAGTTCCCATCCGCGTCCTGCGCGAAGAGGGGGTGCGGATTGCCCTTGGTCTGCTCGATGTAGGAGTCCGTGAGCCCCGTAATGCGCAGCATGTCGACGAGGCTGTCGGACTCGAGCACCCGCTGCTGCGTGAACACGATCCTGCCGTCGACGCGCTGGGCGTTGGCGGCCTTGCCCTTGAGGATGCCCAGCATCCCGTCAAGCGTGTCGGACGAGACCTCGTCACCCTTCTCGTCCGTCCGGCAGTGCCATCTGCCGTCGTCCCGGCGCTCCGCCTTGACGAGGACGAACGCGCCATCCTTGTTCCGGCGGTCCTCGGTGCGGGCGTCGTCGTACAGGCGGAACCATGCGGTGTCGGGGTCCTTCGCGGCATCCGCGAGCGCAGCGATCCCGACGATCTTGCGGTTGCGCTCGTTCAGGCCCTTCTCCGTACCGTCGAACCTGAACCCAAACGAGTACGCGACGGTCTCGAGAAGGCCCTCCTCGACCTGCGACGGGTCCCACGTCCCGTCCGGCTTCGCGGCCTGCGCCGCGATCGCGGCGAGAACGGGGGCGGGAACGTGGGCGATGGCACCCTCCTGCATCTGCTGGTCGAGCGTGCGGTCGGAGCGCAGCCGCTGCGTCGTGACGGTGCCGCGCATCCCCGTCATCTGCATCGCGGCGTTGTATATGGCCGTCTGCTCGAAGTCGGCGTTCTCGGGAAGCTGGACGACGACGGCCGGGATCCTGCGCCCGGCGATCTCGACGCCCGAGCTGCGGTTCGTGAGGATATCCATCGCCGCGACGGCGATCTCCTGCGTGAGAGTGTCGACGCCCTTGCGCGTCCTCTTGCCGTCCGCGCCGGTCGCGTCCCTGCCGAACCTCTCGTAGAACTCGTCGAACCCGATGCGCGTCGACTCGTCGATGCGCTTGCCGTCACCTGTGAGTTTCGCGAACTGCCTGTGCTCGGTGTCCACCACGTCGTACGGTCCGCCGTCCTCCTGCGAAAGCCCGCGGGCGGCGAGCACGAGCGCGCGGTCCCTCATCTCGCCGCGGGAGAACGTGCGGATCTGCTGCGTCGCGAGATAGTTCATCGCAAGGGCGCGTGCGCGCTCCGCGAACAGCTCCTCCGCCTTGGCGTCGACGGCCTCCTCGGTGACGATGGCGGTGTCGAGCCGGCGCGACCCCTCGCGGAAATTGTCGGCCGTCGGATGGTTGACGCCCTCCTCGGCCTTGAAGTCCTGGACGTCGCTGAAGTTCTTCGCGTAGTTCTCGACCTTGCCTTCCCTCGCCTCGCGGCGCAGCTGCTCGCGCGCCTCCTTTCGCGCGGACGCGAACCCCTGCTTGAGACCCTGGACGAACCCGCGTCCGAGGCCCATGTCCCGGGCGACCCACGTCGCGGGGTCCCTCGAGACGAGCGAGAAGTCGCCCGTGACGACCGCGCCCGCCATCCCGATGAGCCTGCCCGCCACGGCGCGGAGCCCAGATGGGGCCTCGCCCTCCATCGGGGCGTCCAGCTGGAACAGCATTTTCGCGAGCCTCGGCGAGAAGTCGACGAACGCCTCCGCGGCGTCCATGCCCTTCGCGGACTGGTCGGACGTGCGCACGGGGCGCATCGAATACTCGACGCCCTCGGTCTCCGCGACGTCCCTGGTGAGCGGCTCGATGACCACGAGCTGGTCGACGATGTCCTGCGCCGCCGCGCCCGTGGAGTAGTCCTTGCCCTCCTCCCACTGCGCGTACGCCCTGTCGGCGGCGTCGCGCTCGGCCTCCAGACGCGCGGCCCCGGCCTCGTCGCCGGACCTGCGCGCCTCGGCGATGCGGGCGTCGTAGCCGGTCTTGGCCGCCTCGCGCATCCCCGCGAACCACCCGGCGCTCGCCTTCGCGTACCGGTCCTTCGTCCGCGCGACGTGCGCGGCCTCGTCCTCGAGCGACCTGACCGCCTCGGCGTCCCCGGCGTCCCTCGCCTCCGCAAGCCGTCTGTTGACGTCGTCGAGCCGCGCGGTGAGCCCCTCGTCGGTCATGCGGCGGACGTCGAGAAACTCACCGAGCCGCGCGCGGAGCGTGACCGGCGACCTGAACATGTCGGAGAACATCTCTATCCGGTTGCGAAGCTCCTGGAGGGGGCCCTCGCCGCCGAGCTTCGCCTGGATGCGCGCGACGCCCATCCTCGTCACCATCGGCATCGCGAAGCCCACGGCCTCCGCGGTCAGCTGCTCCCACCCCGGCCACAGTCCCTTTATCGCCTCGGTGACGCGCCTGCCGATCTCCTTGCGGTCCGTCTTGTCGTTCCACCCCATCATGCCCTTCGCGACGTCGGAGTACCGCTCCTCGAGCATCTCGCCAAGCACCCCGTCGTAGCCCATGCGCTGGAACATGTTGACCACAGTTTCGGGGCCGACGTTGTGCCGGACCATCCAGTCCGCCACCATGTACCGCCCGAACGTCCTGTAGCCCAGCTCCTCCATGGTCTTCCGGTCCGCGGACTTCATGGCGGACCTGGTGAACGCCTCGACGCTGTCCCCGACCATCTGCCGGACCGCCTCGGGCATGCGCTCCGCGCTGTTCGTGACGATCATGGAGCGGACCGATGCGTCGTCGACGCGGTGTCCGGCGGCGCGGATCGTGTCGCCCACGACGCGCGCCTGCGCGTCCACGCTCTTCCGGACGGAGTCCGCGCGCGTCCCGAACGACTTCAGCCACATCTTCCTCAGCGCTCCGCCCACGCTGAACCCGTCGTAAGCGGCGTCGTCGGCCGCCTTGGCCAGCGTGGCGCCCGCGCCCTTCGCGACCGGGCTCCTGACGCCGCGGTTGATCCAGAGCCCGACACCGCGGGCGAGGGAGCCGAATCCGCGGCCCGCGCTCTCGGAGACGTACTCGAGCCAGTTCATGCCGTTCGCTATGGCGTCGGCGTCGTCCATGACCTCCTTGCTGTTCGTGAGATACGCGGACTGCCTGACGCCGAGCTCCGCCTCGCTCACGGTGCGTCCGTCCTTCCCGAGCGCCATTCCGAGAAGCGGACGCGCAAGGAACTGGTTCGGGGCCATCAGCATGGACCCGCGTATGGGCGCCTCGATGAACAGCGCCCCCGCCGCGTCGGCGAGCGCGGACCGCGCCTTCGTGAAGCCTGTCGTGAGGACCGTCGCCTCCTCCGTGCCCCACACGCCATGGTCGAGAAGGGCGGACGACGCGTGCCGCTGGAACCATTGGCCGAACTGGTGCATGCCGCGCACCACGGCGCTCTCCGAGGAGTTGCGCGCCACCATCTTGTCCATCTCGTGGAGGACGCGGTTGCGCACCGTCTGCCGCGCGAGCGTCTCGTCGACGAACTTCACGGAGCCGTCCTTGCCGAGCTCTGTGAGGTAGGGATTGAGCCCCATCTTGCCCCCGCGCAGCGCCTCCATCACGGTATCGGTCGCGTCGTCGGCGAACTTCGCCATGCGTGTGGGGTCCTTCGCCATCGTCCGGATCCCCTCGAACAGCCGGAGGGTCCCCGTGGCGGCGTCCGCCCCGGCCTCGCCGGCCTGCATGGCCACACGGCGCATCCCGGTCTCCACGACCTCCCTGGCGGCCTTCTTCGTGGCACCGGTCAGGAGAAGCGAGGACCCCTTGCCCGCGGCCTTGGCGAGACCCGTGCGTACGGCGCTGTACAGCCCGCCCGACAGCATGAACTCCACCATGAAGCCCGGGGCGGCGCGCATGATGTCGCCGACCGTCGCGCCCCACGTTCCGTCCTGGCGGCGCTCGGTCTCGGCCATGTGGAGACGGGTCTTGATCAGCTCCTCGTCCGTGACGGGCTCCCCGTTCTGGAGCTTCCTGTACGTGTCGCTGACCATGACGGCGTCCGCGACGGATCCGCCCACCGTGGCGAACAGCGAGAGGAACGGGGCGTCGGACCACGACCACTCCTTGATGGCGTCCCAGAAGTCCCTGCGGCGGCCCTTCTTGGCGTCCTCGGTAATCTGCAGGAGCCTGCGCCCGGCGTCGGAGCGGAGCAGCTCCTCGCGCGTCATGCGCTTGCCGAACACGTCGAGCGCGAGGGACGTGTCCCCCGTGACGCCGGAGCCGGGGATGCTCTCGGCGTACCGCGACGTGAACGCGCCGAACGGGTCGGGGTCGAGCTGGAGGATGTCGCGCGACCGGGGGAGCCCCGGCGCCACGCCGGACTCCGGCGTCGCGTAGTTCACCGGGGGCCTGCCCTGGTACGCGGCATACCCGGAGATCCTGTCGAGATAGGATGAATACTGCTCGCCTACGGAGCTGAAAAGGTCATTCTGCCCGATACCGGGCAGCCCCTGGGAAGGGCTGTCGTATGCCGCCATGTCATATGCCTCCAACGGTGCTGAACATGGGGCGTATTATACCACACTGCGCCGACGGGTTCAAGCGGGTCACATACCGCGGTCCTTAGCCTCTTCCTTCGCGATGGCTATATCCCTAGCCCTCCTCGCTTCATTTATGCGTTTCACCATGTTGCGGTAGATGGTCGGGCCCATGTCGTTGCCGAGCCGCCTGGCGTAGTCGATGTCATACTTCTTACCGGGATTACGCGTCTCATAGTTCTGCTTCTCGGCTTTAAGAAAGGTGTCCCACTGCCCATCGGTCATCCGCTTCGTCGAACGGAGGACCTCGTACTGGCTGAAAGAGCCGTCCTTCTGCATGACGGGCAGGAACCTCGTCCTGTAGGACTTCTCCATGGCGAGCAGCTTCTCGAGGCCAAAGGCGCCATTGTTCCTCCACTCCGACGCGAACTTCTCGCGGTACTGGCCCTCGGCATCGTCCACCTCCTCATTGGTCCACCCCTCCCCCAGCAGGATGCCGCGCATCTGGGTCAGCGCCGAACCCACGGCGGAATCGAGAGGCGAGAACGCCTGGAGCGCCTTGCGGTATTCCTCCTGGAGCGGTGTCGCCGTGGCGGGATGGTCCGCCGCGGGGTCCATGTAGCCGTCATGCTGAAGCTTCTGGAACATCGTCTTCGGGCTGAACCTGCCTTCCGGGGTGACGAGCCCGCTCTTGTACAGGACGGAGTCCTTGAGCGTATCCTTGGCCTGGAGATACTGGATGACCTGAGTGACCGGATCGCCGTCTTTGGTGACGCCGGCCTCCTGCATTCGTGCCGCAAAACCCCTCATTACTGAAACATTAGTGTCCTGTGAAGACTTAAATGGCTCTACAAACCTATTTAAAGGATTTACTGCAGCTGCCCATCCACGCTTTATGTGTTCCCACGACAATGGAACTGCATTCTCTCTTTTGATGAAAGCAAGTGCAATCAACGCATCTGGACTATCGTCACGAATAAGTCGACTAAACGTCTCATCATCAGGAACACGGTTCCCCGCGACAGCTGCACCAAGACACGTCTCAAGATCGGACCCATTGCTGGTATCGTTAGAACTACGAAGCGCAACGCGCGCCGCTTTCTCTGCCGTTGGTTTTTCAGCGTAATCATCCACAGCGATACGAAGCCCTGCCTGTGACTTCACCATCGGTATCGCAACTTCCGGGTTGGCCTTCAAGATCCGCAGGTCGGAATCGGTCATGGTGTCACCAGAGGACAGCGCGACGCCCGGCGGCATGATGGGGGCGCCGGTCTTCTTGTCGACGAGACCGGAACCCTCGAGCAGGAGCTCCTTGAACGTGTGGCGAGTCTCCCCGGCGACATTGCTGACAAGTCCTTTCGCAACGTTCATCGCGACATCACGAGACGCAACGCCCTGCCTCTGGATCGTATTGGCCAGAGCCTCCGTCAACCGGGCCTTGTGCTCCTTGTTCGCCATGATGGCGGTGATGGCCTCCGATACGTTTCCGGACGGGGGCATCCCGATCTCCTGGGACAGTCTCCATATCGTGTTGCCGAGCGTCTTGCACATCGCCTTCTCGACCCCCGCATAGGAACCTTCGGCGGGCTGCGCCGTGCGGGACTTGTCAGCGGGGTCCACAACGGTCGGACCGTCGGACCCCTTGACGAGATCGACGCGCTGCCTGATGCCGTCAAGCCACTCCGTGAGGTTGCCGTCGTCCGCACCCGGGACGCCGAGCATCTTCAGCGCCATCCCGGCAACGCGCTTCGACACGCCGGACCCGGCTTCCCGAAGGTCGATCCCGTAGTCAAGCTGGGCGGATGCGACCTTCGCGGTCGCAGACGCAAGCGCAGGGGCATACGCCAGGCTGTCCAGCGTGACCTGTCCTCTGGTCGCGTCGAGGAACGCCGAGACGTACGAGTTCGCCTCATGCTCCCCCAAGCGGGTCTCCAGCCCGTTCTTCGCGTTCGGCGCGAGCTGCATCATGACCCGATCGCGGAGGCTCTTGACCCCCGCCAGGAAATCCTCGGGCGTCGCATCTTCGTTGCCGTTACGCCGGGCAAGGAAAGCATCGGCGGTGGACCGCATGAGGCGGGGGCTCGAAACGGTCTCGTTCGCGTTGAACAGCCTGTTGTACACGGACACGAAACGGCCGCACAGCCTGTTGTCGCTGAACCTCGCACCATAGTCCTCGACGAACCCGACGGCGTCCGTCAGCCCTTCCTGCGCGGCATTCTGCGCCTTGTCGAGAGCCTCGGACTCCTGCGGGGTCCTGGGCTTGGCCCTGAGGGCCTTTCCGAACGGGCCGAACACGGGGTACAGGTCGGAGCTGGGGTCGAACATCGCCATCGCCACGTCAGGCCCAACATTGTACTTCTCGGAGAGCATCCTCGCCCTGCGGGCCTTGCCATCTTCGCTCCACTCGTCGAGGATCGGCCGGAAAGAGTCGACCGCCTCACCGGTCCTGAGATTCTGTGCAAGGTTCGCGGCGCTCTCCGCGAGTTTCCCGCCCCCGCGTATCTGCGACCACTCGCGAAGATCGTCGTCATGCGCGTTCGAGAACCTGGTGATCCAGTCCACGTCCTCGCGGAGCGACTCGATGTCGCCGGTCTTCGCATAACGCTCCATGCGGGCGAGCCTGTTCGGGATGTCCCTCATGAGGAACGGGGCGATCCCCGCTCGCGCCACGACCTCGTCGGCACGCCTGACCGAATCCTCGTCCCTGTCGGCCGGAGCCAGGGACGCGGTGGGCTGGCCCTCGGCGGGCCGGCCTCCCGCATAGCGGGCCGCAACCTCGGCGCCGGACGCGGAGCCGTACGTCGTACCTGAACCGAAAACGTAGTTTACGCCACCAAACATGCACCCTCCTCAGCTGTCGTAGTAGTTCGCCACCATGCGGTCGAACGCGGCGCCATAGCCGTCCTGAAGCGAGACGCACGCATCCTCTATGTCGCTCTCGGGAATCCCCTGGCTGCGCGACACGGAGGCGGCAAACCGGTCGAACCTGCCGTCGCGCTCCCGCTCGAGCGCCTCCACGAGGGTGTTGTCCCCCTCGGCGGCCGCCTCGCGGTAGATGTCGGCGAGCCCGTCCCTGAGCGTCTCGGTATCGGCGTCCACGGACAGGCGCAGCGCGTTCGACACCGCCGCCGGATCGGACGCCATGTCGTCGATCATGCCGTAGACGCTGTCCGGGTCGAGCGCCGGCATGCTTCCGTCGGCCACGGCCCCGTAGAACAGCCTGAGCAGCGGCACCGTCGGGCGTCCCTCCTGTGTCGCTTCCGTCATCATGTGGTGGCCTCCTCCTTAGGTTTCCTCTCCGGCGGGGTCACGGGGGTGGCCATTTCGGCCTCCTCCCTCCGGGCGACCTCGGGCGGCTTGCGCAGGAACCAGCTGACGTCGGCGGCGGCGTTCCTGCCTTTATCACTGTTGTCGAAGACGGGAATGATGCCTCTCTTGGCCATCTCCTTCGATGCCCGCAGCTCGTCTCTGACCGTCCTGGCCGCCTGCTCCTCCATGAGGGCAAACTCGTCGGCGAGCTGGTTCATCGCGCGCTCGCGCTTCCCCTGTGCGGACATCAGATAGTTGTTGTACGCGATGGTCTGCGCCCTGTTGATCTCAAACGCCTTGCGCTTCCACTCCTTCTCGGCGGACGACGTCGACGTGTACCCGCCCGCCGTGGACTTGGTGAAATACGGCGTTCCATCGGGATTGTCGTGCGTGATCTCACCACCGGTGTACTCCCACCTTCCGTTGTAGAAGGCGTTGCCTCTCGGGCCATTCTGGAAGAACGTGCGCATAGCCTTGCCAGCCTCGCGCCCCGCGCCGCCGAACCCGCCCAGCCAACCAGACGTGCCCCCGGACGACATGCCGAACTCCCGGAAGTTGATCCCGCCGGCGCCGACCCTCCCGGAGCCCCGGAACACGCTGTAGCCGGAGCCACCGCCGGACGCAGACGTTCCGCGGGCCCCCGCATGGGACGCCGCCGCGGCCCCGACACCCGCCGCCGAAGCCACTATGCTGTTGGGATCCGCCGCGGACATGCCCGGACGCACGTTGGGGTCCGCGTACCTGAGCGCGGCCCGTGTGCGGTCGCTCGGCATCAGGTCGGCGATGACCTCCATTCTCGTCCGGGACTTGTAGTCGCGAAATCTGTTATCGGGGTCGGCCTTGGACAGCTTGTCGCGCAGATCGTTGCGGCGCTTGGTCAGCTGCTGTCCGTACAGGTCGCTAAGCTCGGTCTTCTCGTCGGGCGAAAGCCCCGCGAGGTTCAGCTTGCCCTTGGTCTTGCTGTCATACCTGTACTTATTGAGTTTGTCTTTCCCTACACCGATGCGCTCAAGGTAGTCCAGCACGTCGGTCCTGTCGTTGCGCGGGCCAATTCTGCCGGACTCCGAATCGTACCACTTCGCCCTCACCGGTTTCAATTTAGCTCTCGTCTCGCCAGCCATCTCCATCTCCTCAGATGTTCACCGCCTCCATGGAGAGCTCGCCCAGCGAGCCCCTGTAGAGGCTGTTGGAAATGACGGCCGTCTGCACCTTCGCGGCCGTCGCCTCGCGCGCCTTCATCCACTGCACGGCGAGCTGCGCGACCTTCTGCGCCGCGTCGAACTCGCCGGACTTGGTGTACCAGCGCATCTGCTCCATCCACTCGAGCGGCTGGAGCGAATCGAAAGGCACGACGTCGCTGTCCTCGACGAGGGGCAGCGGGTCGATGCGCACCTCCGCGAGGAGCTCGAACCCGCAGCGCGGAGCGCCGGAGATCTCGTACCTGCGGAACATGGGGACCTTGACGTCGGGATGGTACTGCGCGATGCGGCACCTCGTGCCGTCCTTCAGGGCGCACCACAGGTCCACGTAGTGGGCCGCGGCGTCGTCGAGCGTCACCTCGAACACGGACGCGCAGTCGCGGGAGACGGGCTCCACGCTCTCGGGATCCGTGCCGTCGTCCCAGACGTGGAGCGACTCGCGGAACAGCGTCCCGTCGGGCGCGAACGCCCTGACCTTCAGGTCCGGCTCCCCTACCCCGGTCGACACCGCGAACAGCCGGAACGGCGGGGGCGGCTCGATGAACACGGGGTACATGCCGATGTCGGCTATGCTCGCGTCCTGCACGGGGATGAAACCCTTGGGCGCCCTGGCGAACTCGCCGGGGCCGGAGTGCAGGAACTGGAAGTCCTGTCCGCGGACGGTGACGGGCCTGCCGTTCACGCACGCGCGGACAAGACCCGCGCAGCCCTGCGGGAGAGCGAAAGCAGGGCGCGCGGAGAAAATCCGGACGACGCGCCGCAGGCACTCCCACCCCGACATCCCCGCGAGGGCCTGTATGGCCCGGTTGACGGCCTCCTTCGCGTCGGTGCACCCGTACGCGTGGGTCGTGGTCGCCATCTCGCGGCAAGCCTGTGCGAAAGTGTACTGCATCGCGTCGCTCCTCATGCGGCGGGGCTTCCTGGGGAAGCCCCGCCGTCAGGCTCAGGCCGTCACCAGCGTGACGTTCTTGCCCGCCACGGCCTGGTCGAGACCGTCGGAGTCGCTCCAGTCGGAGTCGGAGTTGTCGTCCATCTGGACGTCGATCACCTGGAGCCCGGGCATTCCGACCACATAGCCGGTGGCGGTGCCGACGTTGACCTTGGACCCGACGGCCGCGTCCTTCAGGCGGTCGCTGAGGGTCAGGCGGACAAGCGCCAGGTCAAGGCTATCGGCCTTGACGATCTTGACCGTCGTGGACGTGGCCGCGTCGAGTATCTTGACGTTGTCCTGCGGGCAGAACGACGGAAGCGCGGCGACGCAGCGGCGGTACATGAACGACGTCGCGTGGACGACGCTCGTCTCGGGCTTCGGGAAGATCTCGAAGAGACCGTAGAAGTTGCCGACCTTGCCGAGCGGGTTCGTCTCGCGGTCCGGGATGTTGATCCAGGTCCAGGAGCCGTTGCGTCCGGCGTCGGGTCCGAACTTCGTGCCGGAGCCGAGGGAGCTGAGCGAAGGCACCATCTGGTTCGTGAACACGTGGTTCATGAACACGACCGCGATCGCGAACTCCGCCATGTAGTACTCGGGGTTGTCCTCGGGTATCGGGGTTCCCTGGATGCCGACGCGGGTCGTCGACGCGATGCGCGGATCGACCGCGACCATCACGTAGTAGTCGCCGTCCGGGAGCACGTTCGCGGACATGTTGGGATCCGCCTCCGCGAGCCCGCTGCGGACACCGGTGTCGACCTTGATCTTCGCCACGATCTTGAACCGGAGCTGGTTGCCGTCGTTGGTGAGCACCCAGTGGCGGTACGTGCGAGACATGAACCCGTCGTGCTTCGCGAGCTGCTCCGGGTACGCCTCAAGCCACGTGCGGTACTCCTCCCTGTTGCCGCGGATGTAGCGCTCGAGGTCGTCGTCGCTGATCGTGAGGCCGAACATCGGGGAGCCGTTTCCGCCGGACACCGCGGAGCGCGGGCAGCGGATCGTAAGCGAGTTGCGTATCTGGTCGAGCACGTCGAAGTTGATCGGCTCGGGGAGGTTCGCCACGGGGACGAACGCGAACGCCTTGCCCTTCACGACGTTCTTGAGGCCAGCGGGCAGCTTGTCCGGGTCGGCGAACGGGTTGTAGTAGTACTTCGCGGACTGCGGACCGATGAAGTCCTTGGACATGACGAAGCTGCGCCCGAACGCCACGGACTGGTAGATGAACATGTCGCGGTTCCACACCTCCATGATGTGGATGCCCTCGCGGGCGCCGAACGAGATGATGTTCGCCAGCTGCTCCTGCGCCTGCGTCCAGTACTTGAACATGTCGAGGCAGATCGGGTCGGAGCCCCATGCGGTCTGCTTGCCTCTCCAGGAGAGCTCCTCCCAGCCGTACTTGACGGTCGTGTAGGGGAGCGAGCCGCACGGATCGGTCGCACCGGCCTCGTCGGCCTGCTTGATGTCCTTCCAGCGGCTGAGCCCGGCGTAGGAGTAGAGTCCGCCGCGGAAGATGCGGGTGGAGTGCTCGACGCCGTCGAACAGCTTGTACGTGCTGCGCGGGATCTTGGAGAACCACCAGGTCGGATGCGTCATCTCCTCGTACTGCACCATCGGATCGAAGTGCTGCGCGATGTTGAACATCAGCTGGTTGTAGCCGGCGTTGTTCGGGGTTCCCGGCGAACGGTCGTCCCAGCGCGGGATCGCGACCGGTCCCTGGTAGGCGGCGCCGCGGCCGGCCTGGTTCAGGTCTGCCGGATAGAAGAGGTCGGTGCGCGGAACCGCGTTGCGCGAACTGATGAGCCTCTTGTCGCCCATCGCCGAACCGACGCCGTTCTGGAGTACGTCTGCCGTGATGGCCGACCCCGCAACGGACGAACCGCTGGACGAGACTGAATTTGCCGGAGCGGTGGTCATGGGTGCCTGGGTCGCGGGGACCTGGATCTGGCTGGCAAGCCCGTCTGGCTTGATGTAGTTGCTCCCGGTGCCACCGTAGTTGTCAATGAATACAGATGCCATAAGAATTTTCCTTGTTGGAATTGTGAACGATTTGCCTGGCCGCACACCTGTGCGCCATGACCGCCGGCCGGGCATGACCGGGATAGACCCGAATCGGACGCTCCAACGGGAAAGAGCCTTCTACGCCGTTGCCATATAATATACCAAAACCCGCCTGCAAATGCAAGCGGGTTTTTCATGCGGCCTCACATGGGCCCGGGAGCCTGCACCCCCATGCCCGCAGCGGTGCCGTCCAGGAGCTTCCTGGCGTACGCCAGCGGGTCGTCCGCCGCGATGTCCTCCTTCGCGGGGACGTTCGCCGGGGGAGGCGGCGGAGCCACGGGCGCCGACCGGAAGTACGGGGCGACCGACGGGGCGCCCGCGCGGGCGCGGCCCTCCAGCGCATGGTACGCCTCGGCGAGCTTCTGGCGCATGAGGTTCAGCTGCTCGTACGCGAACGGGGCGACGAGCGCGCCCTCGACCGCGGCCGAGACCACCTGGTCCTCCGGCGCGCTCGCGAACCACGAGCGGACCTTGTCGGCCTCCGTGGCGCGGTAGCGGGCGAACACGGGGTCGTCCCAGAAGTCCACGACCTTCGACACGCGGTCGAACCCGGTGTCGCAGAGGCTGCGCCTGCGCTCCGCGTCGATGACGGGAAGCTCGCGCCGGGAGACCTGCTCGAGCCCCGCCTGGGTCTCGCGCCACTCCTTGAGCGCCTGATCCCTCTGGGCGAAGAGCCCGTCGGCCTCGTTGAACTTGAGCATCGCCACGCCCTGGAGCATGGCGGGGAGCTCCGCGACGATGCCCTGCACCTCGTCCGCGCTCGTGGAGTCGAGCACGCGGTACGCGAGGTCGTCGGCGTCCTTCTCGGCGAGCCCTCCCTTGCGGAGCTGGTCCACGAGCTGGTCGCGTATGAGCGCGATCGGCCGGTCGTACCGCGCCTGGAAGTCGGGGGACCGCTGGAGGTCGAGCTTGCCTATCTCGTCCTCGAGGGTCCGGGCCTTGCCCTGCTCCTCGGCGAGCTGCTTCGTGAGCTCGTCGATCTTGGCCTTGGCCTCGTCGCCTATGTGGCCCGCGCTCTGGAGCTTCGCCTTGAGCTGCTCCGCAAGCTGGCGGTACTGGCGCGCCTCGGCGCGCGATGCGGCGAACGCCCTGCCGACGGCCGACTGGTCCGACGGGTCCTGCGGAAGCGCGATGTCCGTGCGCTCCGGCGGGATGTCGGGAACCGAGACGTCGACCGGCTGCTGCCTGTCGGCGTACCTGTCCGCCAGCGATGGCGGCTGCGGGGCCGGCTGCGGGGCCGGCTGCGGGGCCGGCTGCGGGGCCGGCTGCGGGGCCGGCTGCGGGGCCGGCTGCGGGGCCGGCTGCGGGGCCGGCTGCGGGGCCGGTGCCTGAGGCACCACGACCTGCGATGCGGGCACCGCGGGGGTCTCCGGCGGTGCGACCTGCGGGGTCTCCGGCGAAGGGGCTACCCCCGCCGTCGAACCTGCCAAAAGGCTTGCGGCGAACGCCACCGAGTCGTCCGGCGGCTTCGCGCTCTGCGGAATCTGCTGTTCTGCCATGTCTTTCTCCTATCGTCCGTCAAGCAGGCTGTCGGTCCCCGTCGCGTAGTCGGGCTGTCCGAGCGCGTGCGGCTGTGCCGCCACGGCGCCGGTGAACAGCTCGGGGTACACGAGGGACGGGTCCGTCAGGAGCTGCACCGCGAGGTTGAGCCCGATGGTGACGCCATACTGCACCGATGCGTCCTGCGTCTCCACGGACACCGGTCCGTTCAGGGCCATGTCGCGGAGCGCCTCGCGCACCAGCGCGGTCGTGCGGTCGTCGGACCACCTGTGGTACTCGTGGGCGGCCTCCACCGGGAGAAGCATCTCCCGGAGCGCCGCCACGCCTCCCTTGGCCACGTACCCGTCCCGGGACGCGACGCGTCCGGCTATCGGGGATCTCATTCGCTCGCCTCCTGGTCCGGCTTCACGGTCAGGCGCATGCCGATCTCGGCGCGTGCGCAGCGCGCCGCCTCGATGCGCTGGTCGATCTGGTTCAGCTGGCCGAGGGCCTGGGCGCGGAGAAGCCCGAGCTGGGCCTCCTGCATCTCGATGCCCGCGAGCTCCCTGCGCGCCTCCTCCACCGTGATCGGTGTGGCAAGCCGCTTCTGGAACTCCTCCTCGGCGCTCTTCTCCCTTATCGTCTGCCGGGCGACTTCGCCCATGTCTGCGTTCTGCGGTCTGTTGTCCGCCATGTCTGTGCTCTCCTTATATGCTGCTCATGTCGAGCTCGCCGGTTTCGTTTCCTGAGGCAATGTCCGCGGGTGAAACCGGCTGGAACCCCGTGGCCTGCCTTACGCTCTCGTAGTGCTGCGCCGCGTTGGCGGCGTTGACCCTGGCCTTCGCCATCTGCTCCTGCGCGGAGATGCGCGACTCGGTCTCGGCGTTGCGCCGCGCCTCGTCGCCTGCGGCGGCGCGGTCCTTGACCGCTGCGCTGCGCTGCGCCTCGTCGGCGGCGAGCCCGAGCCTCCTGAGCGCGATGTCGTGGTCGAGGTCGGCCTTGTACCTGCCCACCTCGGCCTGCATGTCGGCCTTGTACTTCTCCTTGGCGAGGTCGTTCTCGCTCGCCCTGCGCTGAAGGTCCTCCATCTCCCGCTCCTGGCGCTCGCGCTCGGCCTGCTCGACGCGCTCCTGCGTGGCGACGGCGAGGTTGAGGGCCTTGACGGTCGGGCGGATGTCGCGGAGCATCTTCTGGACGCGCTTCGTCTCCCCCTGCATCCCGATCTGCATGCCTCCGACGGCAAGGTGCTGCTGCATGTGCTGCGAGCATGCGACGAGCGTGCGGAGCGTGCCCTTCGGGTCCTGCGTGACGCCCAGCGTCCTCTCCGCTATGCTCTGGTCGGCGGAGCCGAACGACTCGCTCTCCGGGTTGCTGTCCTCGGGCGCCTGCACGAGATCCACGATCTCCTGTATGAGCTGCGCGTGGACGGGGATGTGCGACCAGTGGAGCTGGTCCTGCCCGACCGACGCGGGCTCGCCCCTGCGCATCGCGTTGTTCTCCTGGAGGGCGAACGACGCGGCGTCCGTGGGCTGCCTGTCGCGGCTCGCCTCCGGCGTGTACCGGTCGGCGGACGACTGCCCGAGGCGGAGCTGGACGATGTCGCGCGTGGCGTTGCGCCTGCCCGCCTCGTCCATGTTGCCGCCGAACGCGCCGAGAAGCTCCGAGAGGACGCCGACCTTGCCCTCGCTGCCGAGGACGAGGTCGCGGCACGTGGCGACGGTGAAGAGCTGGGGCACCTGCGCGAGCACCTCGGGCGTCACGTCGCGCCTCGCGCACCGGTCGAGGAACACGGGTATCTCGGGGTAGTCGCCGATCAGCACGGGGTTCCCGGAGACCGCGATCCGGATGAACCGGCGGAACGTCTCGCGGAACACCTTGTCGAGGACGGACAGCTTCTGCACGAAGAGGCCCTCCTCCTTGCGCGACGTCATCCTGTTCTGCATCTCGACCTCGGCCTTCGTCTGGCGGGACGACCCCTCGAACATCTTGACGCCCGTCGTGGCGATGGGGCCCTTGCCGGACCCGGTGACGGAGCCCACCCCGATCGCGTCGAGCATCTGGCGCACCTGGGCGAGCTGCTGGAAGTTGGGGGCGACCTGCGACTGGGCGGGCGTGAACTCCTGCGGTATGAACGTGTAGGGGCCCTGCTCGTTTATCGTGAGGTCGGCCTGCGAGCCGGCCGTCTTCTGCGACAGCATGAAGGTGGCGGCCCGGAACGCGACGTCCATCATCTGGCACGTGAAGCGGTTGTTGAGCGCGTCGATCGGGAAGAGGAACGAGGCGAGCCCGCGCACCTGCCGCGCGTACTTGACGTTCACGCTGTACGGGAACCAGAGGAGGCACTCGTCCATGGACGCGTACGCATGGGGCCTGACGAACAGGAAATCCTTGAGCTCCGTCGCGGGCATCATTATGTGCGTGACGTCGCGCGGGAACGACATCTCGCGGACGAACGTGTGTATCACGTGTATCTCGTCGAACTGGTGCTCCTCCTGGAACCTGTTCTGCCTGAACAGCGAAAGCTGGTGCTCGAGGAGCGACGTGCCGCTCTCGGCGCCCGGCTGCGCAACGGTGTCGCGCCCGCCGCCGAACACCTCGACGAGCCACCTCTTGAGGACGGGGATGTTCCACCCCTCCGCGGACGCGACCTCCTCGTTGTCGAGGAGATAGAACGCGTACGACGCGGGAAGCGTCGTCTCGAACATGAAAAGGTCGTGGCTCGACGAGACGACGGGGCCGTCCCCGATGAACCGCAGCTGGCCGCGCTCGAGTGCGACCGGGTTGTAGTCGATGGGGCTCAGCCACGTCACGGGGCCGAGGCCGTAGAGATCCGCCTCCGTGTGCATCATGGAGAGGGCGGGGATGATCTTTCCCGTCTCGCGCACCGTGCGGGAGAACTCCTCGGCGACGACGCGCGCGACCCTCTCCGCGTCGGGTCCCGCTATCTCCCTCGCGAGGGGCTGGAGCTCGATGAGGTTCGCCGTGTCCGTGGAGAGCCTCAGCAGGACGTCGGCGCGGTTGTCGATGACGCCCTTGAGCCCCAGGAAGTTCACGTTGGTGATGTTCTTGAGGCCGCTCGCCTCAAGCTGATGCGGCGAGTACGGGAGGTTCCCGTCGTACATGTTGCGGAGCTTGGCGCGCCGCTCGGCCTCCTTGGCGTCGTCCTGCGTCAGCTGGTCGTAGACCGTGCGCAGCGCGACCGGATCGCTGAACCGGGACTTGGCGGGGACCGGCTTCCCGTTCTCTATCGTGTTGAACCCGAGTATGTTCATCTGTCGTTCCTCCAGCAGCCTTCGGGCACGCCGTCCCACGCGGGAAGCTCCCGCGGGTCGACCGACGCGACCACGGACTCGTACGTCTCCGCGCACCGGCATATGCCGGACATGCGGTCCTCCGGAAGCTTCGGGCGGCGGCCGCCGAAGCTCCTGACGATCCAGTCGAGGACGCCCGTGCAGGTGAGGCACACCGTCCTCTGGTGCATCGGGCACCTGGCGCACGCGGCGATGCGGCCGGCGACGGCCCGGGGCGTCGAGACGTGCATCCGGAAATACGGCGCCGCGGCCTTCCTGGCGGCCTCCGACGACGTGACCCTGACGCCGCCCTTGTCGCAGAACCAGGCGGGCATCTGCGGGCACATGTGCGCCGCGGCGACGTCAAGCGGGGTCCCCTCGATACCGTGCCTCACCATGAGATCCTTCATCTTGGGGAGGAACGTGTGCCACGTCGGGGCGGAGATGCGCTCGCCTCCATGCTCGAAGAACCACTCGCCTCCCGGCGGGGTCATCATGGTCGTCCTGAAATTCATCTGCGCACCTTCCTCGCCACGGTCACGGACACCTTCTTCGCGGGCGCTGCGCCCGACCTCTCGAGCGCGGGGGCACTCGCCTCGAGGATCTGGCCCGCGCGGCGGACCGCCTCCTCGGAGGGCTCGCGGTCGTGATACCTCGGGGCGGGAGGCGCATCGGGGACGGCCTCCAGCCTCGCGGCGGGCCCCTTCGGTGCGTCCTTTCCCGAGATGTGCGCGAGGACCTTGAGGACCTCCTCCCGCGTGATGAACTTCACGGGACGGAAGCCCCCCGCGAACCTGCACGCGCCAGGCGTGTGGACGGGGGTCATCCTCGCGCCCGTGTAGGCGCAGACGAACCCGCCCTTCGACGGGTCGCGGAGACCCGCGACGCCGCCGACGCGCGACCACAGCGCGAAGCACTCCTCGAACGTGGCGCGGGGCTCGCCCACGTCATGGGCGCCCTCGATGCGGTAGCGCACCTTGCCGCCCTGCAGCACGTAGAGGCGAACCTCGAGAGGGTCGCCCGAATACGGGTCCCTATGACCCGTGAACTCGCTTGATGTACATACGTTGTCCATTTTCGCTCTCCTGAAATCTACACATAGCACGGAAGGAACCCGCTCGGGATCCCGACCACCGTGGTCCCGGCGTGCAGGTACACGGGCATGCTGACGTCCGCCTGCGCATTGCTGCCGGACGTGTCGAACCCGACGATCCGGGCGCCGGCCGCCGCAAACGACACGTGGAGATACGCAGTCTGCCCCGTGCCCAGCATGACGGTCTCCAGAACGCCATCGTCCGCCGTGACGGGCGACGTCCCACAGTAAAGCACGGGTCTTGGCAGCTCCAGCGTGCCTACCTGCGCGCTCCCGCCGCTCCCGCCGCTCCCGCCGCTCCCGCCGCTCCCGCCGCTCCCGCCTCCGGAATCCCAGCTCTCGCCGCGGACCTTCCGCAAGGGAGGGAACGTGAACGTCGGCACGTCCCCACCGTACCCGTGCCGGAACGGAGCCTGACATCCTGAATGACCGCGCTTGAATCTCATCACTTAACTCCTTAGACGTATACGGGAAGATACAGATGAAGAGTACCATCCCTGTCAAGAATGGGGACACCAGTAACACCTCCAGCAGTGACTGCCTGATCAGTTGCCCTGGTCGTTATCGTGCCAGAAATCACATTCCCATGACCAGAGTTCAACCCTTCATGCACCTGAATCCCTGTTATCAAACCACCCCCGGTTCCGCCGCTACCGCCTCCACCACCGCCGGTCCCGTCCTCAGCTCCGGAGTGCGGAAAGCCAACCGCCGTCCCGTCCGACGTCGCGTGCTGCCACGAAGGCATGCTGCCGAGCATGGGTTGACTCGCCATCAAACGCCCCCTATCCCTCCGGAGACACTGTCATCAAGCGTGATGGTGGCCGGCCTCATGATTATCTTGTTCCATGGCAGCACCTTGCCCCAGCCCTCCTTCACCCACTGACTCCGCGTCTCGAACTTCTCGATCACGGTGTCGGCCTCCAGGACGCGCACCCCGTGGGCGACACCGGTGGATGGGGTGACGGACACGTGCGAGCCCTCGAACAGCAGGTTGTTCGGTCCGAAGCACCGGTTGACATACGACTTCCATCCCGTGACCATCTCCTCCGCGACCAGCTTGCTCTGGGCCGTCTTCACTATCTCCATGTTGTTGCCGTTGCTGCCAAACGTGCGCACGCTGTAGCTGCACGAGTAGACCCGGTAGGTCCACTTGGCGAGCGCCACGTTCCCGTTCACGTGGTCGACCTGACTTCCTCCAGACTCGGGGCTCCACGCAAGCTCGATGGTGTAGTGTCCGTCAAAAAGCCCATGCTCGTTCAGGGTGCAAGACGGGGTGATCCTGGCCGACGTCGGGGTCTTCGGTCCCCCCGCCCATATGCGGTCCGTGCCAGACAGCTCCGAAGTGTCCGACTCGGAACCCTTGAGCGCCTTGTTTATGTCATCCAGGTCGGTTCCGCTGACCTCATTCGTGCCTATGTACCACTTACCGTCGTCATGCTTTACCGCATACCTGTACCCGGCACCGCTCTTGAGTATGACCATCTGGCCCACCGCCGCCGCCTCGGCCGCGGTGAGGTCCAGGCTGCCCTTCACCCCTCCGTACAGATTGCGCAGCTCGTTCCACTTGGCTGTGGCCCTGTTGCGCACGACGTTACGCTGGGCCGTGGTCGCATTGCGGAAATAGAACACGAACGTCTTGTACAGGTCGGTGTCGAGATAATCGTACCACTGACGGAACAGCGGGGTGTCCGTCACCTTGACCACATCACGGCTTCCGCCTTGGGTCGCGGCGGACACCGCACGCGTCTTCACACTCACACTGTTCGTACGGACAGGATCGGAGTCGCTGACAGAGTCTCCCGACGGGCTGGCGCCGATTGTCGCCGCGACATCATCGTAGACCGACCCGCCCGAGCTGGCCGACGCGTGCGTATCCTTGACCGTGAGTGCGCTGTGGAACGCATCGGTGTCGCGGGTCTCCTCCGATTGGGGGAAATACGACTCGTGCGTGACGCGCTCGACGCGCTTGACGACGCCGTTCTCGTCCATGTCGGCGGTGACGGTGCGGTAGACGCCGCCGCCAGCGTCCGAGCAGCTGAGATTGTTCAGGACGTCGCTCGCGGACGCG